GAGTTAAAATTGCTAAATGTATAAAATGGCATTTTATAAAAATCTGGAACATTTATTTCTATCCTATCACTTATACTATAGCCAGATAATACATCTTCTATTATTTCATTTAATGGTTTATCTAAAAAATTTAAACTATTTTTAATCTCATTATTTATATTTCCATTTTGTATTTCCCTATCTACAACATATAGTGCAGTGTTTGGATTTGGATGAAAAAACTTTAAAGTTTTAGTAAACATAGGATATCTACTATAATCAAAATCATCTCTTTGTTTAAAAGTTCTAATTTTAGATTTAATATTGTCTATATCTATTAATAGTTGACTTTTACTATATTCTTTTAAACTATTTATAAAATTTTCTATTTCCGTTTTGAATTTATCAAACTCATCTTTGTTTACGATTAGTATATAATTATTTTCTTTTACTAAAGATGGATTATTTATTTTTTTAAAATCTAAGTAGTCTTTTTCTAATCGTTCTTTATTCCTAATGTTATCTTGTTTAATAGTATCTATTTCTTGATCTATAAAAGATTTTTGATTAAAGTTTATATTAGGATTACTTAAAAGTTTAGCAAGTTGTTCAATTGACATATTTGGAGAAATATCTTTAATTTCAACATTGAATGTCTTAGATAAAAATTCTAATATAGTATTCCATATTTTTTTAATTGTTTTATGTATACCTGATTCAGGATCAAATTCATTTCTAGCATATCTACCTAATAATTCAACTATAGTTTCTTCGATTTGCTCTTCTAATGTATAATTTGAATAATAATTTTGAACATTAGATAATTCTCTTTTACCTTCTTCCGTATTTAATACTTCTTTTATTAGATTTGAATATAAGTTTTTATTAGATGATTTAATAAGATTAATAAAAATGTGACCATACTCATGAAGTGGAGTGTCATGTGAAGCTTTAGCAGCATTTATTACAATAGTTGGTTGATTATAAGACATTACATCTACATATCCTTTATTAGGATTGTTTTCATCAAAAATAACTTCATAAGATAATCCGAATTTTACAGATAGAATTTCTAAAGTATTTGTTAAATAGGATAACCCAGCAGTTCTTAAATCATTTTTTCTATCTTTTTGAAATGCTGTTCTTATTACTTCATTAGAATTTTGACCAATATACTTTTCAGGATGCATGATGTAGTCATATATATCATATTGAACTTCACCATTAACATCATATATATTAGATTTATTATCTACTTCTTTTAAGTAATCTAACACATTAGTAAAATCATCCGTAAAGGTTCCCGCATATTCTAATAGTGCTTCTTCTTCACTCATGTTTTGTTCAAGAGCTTTATAAAGAATTGAGGGTTCATTATTACTAGCAAGTACTTGATTTACAGTACCATCATCATTTCTAAGAATTCTACAAGCCATAATTATCGTTTACAAGAGTTATTTAATTCATCTAAGATAGCATGAGATTTTATTCTAATACTATTAATTACATCAACTGATGCTATAAAAGAATCACTATTCATCATTTCACGAATAGTAAGTTTACTACTTTGATTTTGAAATCCAGGATTTGTCACTTTAAATTTTTCAAATAGTTCTTTTGACATTTCTGCCATTTCCGTTTCATTTTCAACTTTAAGTCCAAATCTTGGTAAGATAATAGCTCCTTCAAATTCAATGTTTTTAATTTGTTCAGCAGTATTAAATATTGATATATTACTTGCTTTTACTGTAGCTGGTATATTATCTTTTGATGTAAAAATAAACAATTTATCATCATGTGTCTCAGCCAATTTTGTAAGTGCTTTAGTAAAAAACAGTTTATCACTTGAATAAGTACCTTCTTCTCTTATAGCCTGTAAATCAACTAAAAATAAAGAATCATTTACTTGTCTCAGTGTATCATCTAAAGGACTTACTAGTTTAGCATTTGATATATTTAAAGGTTTACTTATTGGTTTAGCTGTATAGGTTTTAATCCTATTAGCATTATCTGTGGAAAATCCTGGAGTATATGAAGCAATTTTTTCATTAGAATCTAATACAATACCTAACCTATTTTTTAGGAACTTATCAGTAAACTTATCCAAATTATCTTTAACAACAGAATAATCAGAATCGTTTAAAATTCTATTAGTAGTCTTTTTAATAATAGATGAATTTGTAAAATTCAAAATCTTATCTTGTGATATAATAGAATTTAAAGAGTATTGACTACCAGAGCTAAAACCAGTTGATAATAAAACATAATATTGAAACTTATCAAAGAATTCAGATATTTCTTGATTGATATTTTTATCTGGATGTTTTTCAACACCAATATCTGCTAGCTTCTTTAGTTCTTCATTGTAGTTATTTATACTTCTAGCATCAGGTTTTCCTTCTTTAAAAATAAGATTAAATATCCCATTGCTTTTAGATTTACTTTCTGTTAAAGCTTCAAGAATACTATAATCCTTTTTTAAATTATCGTATTGATCAATTAATTTAAATAATTGTTTAGAGTATGCATTAACAGGATCTTGCATATAAGAATAAGAATTAAGTATATTCTTAAGAGCTTTATTAGTAAGATATTTTTCTATTAATTTATATTCTAATGCTTTTGCTTTTAATGTATCTAAAGTAAACTGTTGCCATTCACCATTTTTTATTTTTTTCAAATTTTCATAGTAGGTTTGACCATTTTCTCTATCAACTACATTGTAATAACCATATTCATTTCTTTCCATTTTAGCAGTTTCCGATAGGAACTGTATCATTTCTGGAGTATTAGTTTTAAGAATACCGCCTGGAATAAAAACTTTATCCTTATATTCAGTTATTGTTTCTAATAATACCTTATCAAAATTAGTTATATCTGAAGCTTTTAGTATACTTCTTTGATATTCCCTTTCCATTACAAATCTAACATACTCACTAAAGTTGTTATTAAAGGTTCTAGGATTTAATTTTTCTAGATAATATTTACCACCTTCTGGAGTATTAATAATTGCACCATAAGCTTTTGTATTATTATTAGAATATTCACCAGATTCAAACTGATCATATAATGTATCTTTATCTACATACATTATACCATCTTGAATATATACTCCTATAGGGATATATCCTGGAATATTAGTTCCCTTAGTGGGAACTTGTTCTACTTCAATTGGCTCATTAACTTTAGGTTGTTCACCTCTAAGTTCATTTCTAACTTCCATTAATAATTTAGGAAATTCAGTTTTCCACTTAGTTTTATCTTGAGTATGAGTTAGAGTAGCATTACCAGTAGAAAGAAGTTTATCTAAAGCTTTAGAATTTTGTTGAAATGAAAGTGTTAAAATATTTTTCATTACACCTGATGAATCTCTATCCCAGGTGTCTTTAGATAAATCTGTAATATTATTTCCTAAAGCTTTTGCTTCTAGACCTGAAGCTGTTTTTAATTTTTCTAATATTTCAAGATTTTCTTTACTAATAGGTGTACGTAATAAAGCAGCATTTGTAAACCAAATTTTCATAGCTTGATAAGCACCTTCAGGAGTTCTAAAAGTTTCATTACCAAGCTTAACAGATCTTTCAGCAAAATTGCTCAAATCTTCAAATCCATTTTTATCTTTAGAATATATATTAATTTTAGTCTCTGGTCCAATACTAGTAATAGTAGATGGTTTTTTAGAAATAACTTTTGGAGATTCAGGCATACCTTTTTCTAAAGGCATAACTCTTCTCATTGTAATTGAAACTCTGTAAGAACCAGCCTTTAAAGTTTCACCATCCATTTGTGTTGTTATAGATGGTAATGTACCTTTAATAGGTGATGCATAAGTAGAATGAGATATAGTTCTATTTTTACCACCTACACCAAATACATATCCTGCTCCTGATTTTAAATTTACTTTATCACTACCTAATACAATGTTTCCTGGTCCACCTATATTAACAACAACAACAGGATATTTTTCTGCTGTTTTACTTTCATCAATATCAGGATGATTACCAATAAAACTATCGGAGTTATAGATATTTATAATAGAACCATCATAATCAGTAACATCTATACCAGTAGCTTTGCTCATTAGTTCTACCATTCTTTTAGAAATAGAACCTAATTTCTCACCAGTAGATGAGGATGTAAACCATCCATATGCTGTATTTTTTCTTAAAGGATCTTGTATATCAACTTTTTCAAATCCATTATCTCTTCTTTTAGTTACACCATTAAGATAATCCCAGTTAAGACCTAGTCCTGCCATTTTTGGAGCATTCTTACCTGCATTACTTTTAACAGCTTGTTCTTCTAAAACTGGTCTAATAAGTTCAAATAATTCAAGTTCTTCTTGTGGTGATAAACCTTCTTGATTTACATATATACCATCTTTAACTTTTTCTCCTTTTGGAGCAATACTAGTAGAAGTTTTAAATGTATTTTCATAAACATCTCTAATAGCTTGAATAGATTCAGATGTCATTTTACCTTTATCTTGTCTGCTGCCAATACCTGCAAAGTTTTTAGCTAATATAGGAACTGAAGATTTTATAAATGTACTACCATTCCATTTATACCAGCTATTATCTTTAATATTGAAAACATGTATTTCTTTGTTATTAGCTTGAGCCATTGCTACTGCCCATCCTGTACCACCTTCAACAAACTTCATTGACTCATCAATAGGAGCTATTGCCACAATTTGAGTACTGTTTTTAACTTGAAACCAGTTTCTAGCCAATAGATTTATAGTTGCTGTTTTAGATGGATTTCTACTAAGAATCTTAGCAGCCTTTTCCATTTCAACTATTCCTTCTTTTACTTGAGCATCTGTCAATAGCACATTTCCTTTTGGAGGCTTAGATCCATAATAGTAATGGTTTTGATTTGTTTGTCCATATTCTTTACCAATAGTATCAAACATACTATCAGCTCCTAAAGCACCACCAGAATGGTTTGTATACTCTGTTGGATTATCAGTACTAGATGCTTGAGTAGTAGGTTCTTCATATTTTTTAGAGTTAGTTAAACCACTCATTCCAGTTCCTCTATCTACTAGATCAGTAGCAATACCTAATTTAGTTTGCAATTCACTTTGTAACCATTCAGCAAATCTAGTAGGCAATTTAGCTTTCTCCATTGCAAATCCACCAGTAGGAACTATAATTCTTTCAAACTTAGAATTAACAATATTGTTTATTAATTCAGTATTAAGTTCTTTAAACTGAGTAAAGTCTGCTTCAGAATTTGTAAAGTTAGCTCCAGCTTTCTGCATCTTCTTTGTTACAATAGCTAATGCATTAGGATTTCTTTCTCCTTGTTTATTAGTTCTAATAACAGCCTGGGTTGTTGACACATTATAATCAGTACCTAGTTTTTCTGCATTCTCAGTAAAAATGAAACCATACTTTGGATATTTCTCTGGAGTATCTTTAGTGTAGTTATTCTTAGCAAAATGTAATTTTTCTTTAGGTAAAGCTTTATTTACCTTCTTATTTATTACTTTATCATACTCTTTACTATTTACTTGTACAACTTCATATCCTTTATATACATCTTCTGATATATCAATATCTCTAAAAGCTCTGAGTGTAATAGCTGTAGTAAAATCATTTTTAAATTCAGATATCATTTTATCATTTCCACCAAAAATCTGTATTACTCTATCATAAATATTGGAACCAAATAATAAACTATTTGAATAGAATTCTGAAAGATACTTGTTCAAGTTAGGATGATTTCTAACTTCATATAAATCTTTAAACATTTCCATTTGTAAGTCACCTACATCAAAATTACTAAGGATGGTATCACTATATAAAGATTTTAATCTATCCTTTGGAAATATCCTAAGAATATTTATTTCATCTTCATCATAACCAATAACTGCATCCTTTTTTTGATTTCTTACATAGGCATCATACATAGTAGCAGATGTCTTAGTATCAAAATTCAAAGCTTGTTTAATTTTAAATAGACCTTTTGAAACATCAAGTACTTCTAAGAAATGTGCAAAAACTGCCATATCTGTTTCATCACGAGTCCACATTGGATCTAAACTAGCTTCTAATCTGTCTTTTAATTGTTCTTCAGTTATATTCTCAATACCATTAGTTAATGTTAGAATTTTTTTATATACATCATGACCAGTTGCATATTCATTTAATTCTAGCATACTAGTTTTGAGTTTAAACTCATTTTCTGGTAATGATGAAATATCTATAATATTTCCTTTTATATCTAATGCTTTACTTTGTTGTAATGCGGCTAAAGGACTTTCCATTTTCTTAAGAGTATCAAAGTACTCTCTTACTAACGGATTAGCCAAGAAATAAACTGCTTGTTTAAAAGGAACACCAGCTTGTATTAGATATAGTAAAGATGGTGATGCTTCAGGAGTACCCATTACATAAGCAATCCAAGGATCTTTAGCAACGTCAACCCATCCATTAATCAACTGATTAATTAAATCTGATATCTTAGTACCTTCTGTATTAAATATATTAGACAAAGATATATTACCATTAGCCATTCTATTATGGTTTAGTAGTAGTCTATTCTTTCTAATCTGAACTATTTTCTTACCTGTTTTTTTATCTTTTCTAACATGTTCAAATGTATCATTTAGATATAATCCAACTTGATTGAATAGTGCATTGTAAGCATTATCCACTGCACCTATACCTAAAGCTTTTTTACCAACCGAGTTAGAGAATTGCTTATAGATATTATATCTTGTTTCAAATATTCTAGTAGGTGATACAGGTCTTGTTTTAACTTTCTTTTTAGGATCTGTTTCTAAATCATCAATAAATTGCATTGATTCAGGATCATCATTAAAATTCTTTTTAGGATTATAAGTCTTAGCAAAATACTTGAGCATGTCTTTAGACAATGGTTGTACTAAGTCAGTATCATTAGGTCTTACTAATGCTGCAGCAATTTCTGGAGCAGATAGAATATTAATGATATCTTCAGTTATAGCATTTTCATAAGCACTATTAGATGAATTAATTAGATTCTCTTTTAGTGCATTCATTTCATCAAATACAATTTCTAATTTTTTATCTTGTACATCCCAGAATTTTTGTTGTTTATCCTGATAGAAAGCACCATAATATACTTTTAGATTTTGTTTTAATTCAGCTTCTGCTAAAGTTAGTTCCTGGAACTTATCTTCAAATGAAATTGAAATATTTTTTAATTCATCAATCTCATTAGATAATATTTTACCATTTCTAGTTTTAATAGATTCTTTAGACCATAGTGATATTAAATCATTATTTTCTTTTACTAATCTATTATACTTTTCATATAGTGTATTTATAATTTGCTTTTCGTTATCTGCAAGTTTACTAAATTCCTTTTGCTTTTTTAGATTTTCAAATTCATTTTGTGACTCACTTTTGATTCCTTTTATTATTTCTTTTAATTCAGCAATTTTACTTTTTAATTGGCTATTTGATAATTTAACTGAATTATCAAGTTTTGATAAGAAAACATTCTTACCTACTTTTTCAATATTAGGAAAGAATATAGATAACTTATCAATATCAAAGTCACCTCCTGATTTACTTACAATCTCTGTTGGAGCTACTACAATATTACCTGCAGTTTCTTCTAAGAATTCTGCAACTTCCATCATTTCCATTGAATTGAAACCTTGAACTGGAATACGTACACCTACAAGAGTAACCATTTTACCATATTTCTTCATCCACTTCTCATCCTTCAATGCTATATTAAGTCTTTCTCTAGTCTTAATTACTTCACCATTATGCTCTAGATATAATAACTTTTTAAACTTTCCTTGAAGTGCAATCTTAACTTGCATTGGTAATGTCTTACCAGTTGCTGGATCTCTTCTATAGAATTTAAGTGTAGAAGCTTTATATTTTTCTTTGTCTTGTTCAGAAGCATTAGTTAAATCTGGTCTTATACTTTCAAAACCAGATACTGCTGCTTGAACTAATGGTTCTCCATTTACTTTCCTTCTTACAATTCTCTTGTTTACAATTGAGAATAAGATTTTTTCAATATCTTCAGCATTTAAAGCATAAGATAAGTCATAAGCAAAATTTCCATTTTCAATTTTAGTAACAGTATCTATTAAATGCTCAGGAAAATCTCTACGAGTCATTTCGTTTTTAATAATCTTAGCTAAAGATTCTGCATTAAATTTACCATCACTTTTTAGTTCAATCTCATCTCTTAATTCTTGTTTATTGAATTCAATATATTTCTCAATATTCTTTAAGTATGATTTTACTAATTGTTCAACATTAGCATTTAATGGAATACCTTTTTCAAACAACTCATTGATAATTAGTTTTCTCATTTGAGTAGAGAATACTACTTCTTCTTTAAACTCATCATTAATAGATACTTGATTACGTAAGTATTTAAGATTAATTTGATTAATCATTAATGGAGTACTTGCAGGCATTACTGTTCTAGTAGATAAATCTTGATAGAAATTATCTGATTTACCATTTTTATATGATCTTGTAGCAGTTTTAGAACCTGATTTAAATGTTGCATAATGCACATTATTCTTAATCATTCTATCATGTATTATTGATAGATTTGTATCCTTTAATACAGAGGGTATAAGAGGCATTAATGAAAACTTATGCAATGCATTTAAGTGATATTTATCTGTTGTAACTGGTCCATAGTACTGATATTTTCTAGGAGGAAAGTTTTTCAATACTTCATCAATACCAATTTCTTTACCCTCTACAATTTTATTGTAAAGATCTTCTTGAGCCTTAGACCATTCATTAGATAGTTTAGCTAGCATTCTATATGCATCAAAAGTTAACCAACCTTGACCATCTCCTTCTTTTATTTCATCTGCAAAATATTTCTTAACTGCTTTATTTACTTCTAATTCTACTCTATCAGTAAGTGCTTTACCTTTCAAACCAAATGCAATAAAATCTTGAGTATACTGATCTTTAAATATTTTTTTATATTCTTCAATTAGATCATCATTTTGAACTTGGATATCATCAAATACAGCAACATTTAAAATACCATCTTTTTTAATTCCGTAGTTTTTATATCCTTGTTTTTCAGCATACCGATTACCATAGAATTTATTAAATGCAGCTATGATTTCTGGATCACTAACAAAAGTTTTACCTGTAGAACCTGCAGAAGCATTACGCTTATGGAACTCTTCCTTTAATAAATTATAAGCAGCAATATCCCCATAGAATAAAGTTGTAGATTCTACAAATGATATGAATGAATTAGCACTATATGCTCTAAGTAATCTATCTGTTTTCTCATTATCTTTTAATTTCTTAGTACTAACAGTAGCTTTAGCTAATTTGAGAATTGTACTTTGATCTACATAATTTACCTCATTAAATACTTTTTTATTATCAGCAGTTAGATTAGTTAGATAAGACAATATTCTTTCTTCAATTGCTTTATATAATTCTGTGTCTGAGTTTAGATTTTTTAAATCTTCAATAGACATATCATATAACTCGTTTTTTTGTTCTGTTGTTAGGATATCATGAAAAATAAGAAACTCTTTACCTTGATTTTTAAAATCAGGAAAGTAATCTAAATCACTGATAGTATTATTTTTAATATCTTGGATTCTTTCATGTTCAGCTTTTAAATAACCATACATTGCATCAAAGAAAAATCTATCTCCTAATTCAGTATCTAATAAATATGTTGATGGATTAATAAAATGTGGATTCTTGGAAGCAAAGTATGCTAATGCTAATTTTTTATCAGCATGTCTTGGTAATTCTATATAACCATTATTAATATAAGAATAGAAATCTATATAGAATTTAGTTGGACCATCCGTATCATTAATAGATATTGAATTAACATTAACTCCATCTTTATCTAATTGAATACCAGAATAATTTTGAAGTTCTAAAGTATCTACTCTATTAGTAAGATTATTCCCAAATAGTTTTTTAAAGATTAGAGAATTTCTAACCATTGGATTTCTATTAGGATTGTAATGTGAAAACTCAGGTTTACTATAAAAATCTTCAAATGTATCACCTTCATTTATACCATTCTTTATAATAGTAATTGTATTATTAAGTACATTCTCATACTGTATATTACCTTCAGCATTTAATAAACTAAACGTACTAACAATATCTTCTACTTTAAGATATGCTTCAATAACTGTATCAATTACATTAGATTGATTATCTTTTGAACTAGTTAAGTATTTTAGATGATTAGGAATCTGTTCAGCTATTTTTTTATTTTCTTTATAATTAATAAGCATATCATAGATATACCAAGCTCCTTCTAATACAGTTTTATTACTTAGTAAATTTCTATATTCTTCAGTGTTGCTGATTGGAATACCAATAGCATTATAAAATTTAACAGCAAATTCAAACTTAGCAGGATCAGTATCCTTTAAAGTTTTGTAACCACCATCAAACACTTTACCAAATACATTAATTAGTTTTTGTCTATTAATAACTCTTTCTCCATTTACTAAATCAGTAATAGTATTTAATCTATTATAATTAAACTCTCTAGTAAATTTTCGTTTAGTGTTTGATAAATCTAATTTACCCTGAGTATTATATAAAGTATATTCATACTCTAAAGGATTATCACTAACTTTTTGCTCTAATCTAGTAATGATTAATGGTAGAGATGTTGTATTAAAACTATTAGCAAATAAGATCCAGGCATTCATAATATCAGATCTACCATCTTGTTGTACTAAATCTAAATTACCTAGTTTAGTTAATAGTTCACCCATTTCATAGGCACCATTAGCATATAACTCTTCTAATTTAGCTTTGATAGATTTAGGTCCTGAGTTGTTATTTAAATTTCTAATAAGAGTACCTAAAGTTTTATTATACTTTGTCAACTTAGGAAAACCTAAACTATTCATTTCTAAGTTTCCTTTAGAATCATATTGTTTAAGTGTTCTAATTAAAAACAATACTTTTTCATTAGCCATATCTTCAAATGAAAGTTCTCCATTTTCTGCTAGTTGTTTTTGAATATTAGTATCGAGATTTACATTTTTCTCATCACTTTCATCTAGAGTCTTAGTTTTAAAATCTAATAACTTAGAACTTCTAAGATGGTATGATATAGTAGTACTATCATTTAATATTTTATTATCAATTGTATCATTGATATCTCCAAAATTATTTAAAGCAGTTTGTATTACACTAATAGCATATGCATTTTTTTCTACATCTTCTTTTAGCTCAATTAGTTTATCTTCAAACGTTTGTTTAATATTACCATAAACATATTTTATTGATTCTTTTGAACCTAAGAATTCACTAATTAAAATTCTTCCTTTCTTTTTAGCTGTCTTTTCTAATGCGTCAGATAATATTGCATCCATAGTATCAGACACTTCATCTGATTGAGTAACAGTTAACATTTCTCCATTCTGTATATTACCTATAGGAGATGCTAATGATTTAAACATGATGTTTTTAGCATCAGGTTTCAAATCTTTAAAATTCCCTAAAGACAATTTATCATACCAAGTTTTTACATTCTTTAATGAATTAAAATCTGTTTGAGTTTGTTGATATGATGTATTATCAAATAGCCAGTTTAAGAATTTAAGAATTTTAGCAAAAATTCCATTAGTTACTGGTCTTTGCCCAAAGACTTTAGTTCCATTAGATAATCTATATTGTCTAAAATCTTCTGCTAGTAATTCCTCTATTTGAAGTGGTTTAGCTTCTGAAAATTTAATTCTTACGCCACTTGGTAAAAGAAATGTTCCAGACATTTTACTAATTTCACTATATAATTGTTTTTTCTGTTCTAGTGTTAAAAACAATTGAGAGAAAGCATGCCATGCTTCATGATATAAATCTGTATAGTTAGAACCAAAATATAAAGTAATTCCTGCTGGCCCCCATGTAGCTTTTGCATTTGAATTTGGTACCTCAAATAATGGAATAAAAGGAACTACACCATTTAAAGGACTTTTTTTATACCATTCATAAGCATCTTGTATTTGTTTTTTTGATGCTTCAGAAGTAATACCATATTCTTTTGTTAATAGATTATCATCCCATTCTCTTTCACCAATTATAAGTTTATTTTCTGTAGCTGGCGTTTCAATAGGTAATTCTGCACGTTTATCTAATCCTAATTCTTTTCTAGTTTCAGGATTCATTTCAAAATTTAAATATGAATTAAAAAGAGCTACTTCATTATCATCATTTAATGGTATAGGTGATTTTAATTTATCTTTCCAAAAATCATAATACTCTTCTCTATTGATAATAGCAATTTCTCTATTCTTGATGCCAAGATATGTAGGTAATTCTTTTTGATATGTTAAAAAGAATCCATTTTTATAACTACCACCAGTTTCTAGAAATAATTTTAGTCTTTCTAAACCACTTTGTTCATCTCCTTTACTTTGGATATCATCAAGTAACTTCTCTAATAATTTTTTATATGAATCATTTAATGCAAAGTATTCACTTAAAAATTCAAAAGCAGTTGCTGTACTTTTATTTTTAGATTTTAAAATATTCTCAATAGCAGCTGCAGTAAAATTATCTAATTCATCATCTGTTGCTTTACGTGCTAATAATGGAATAGTCTCACCGTTTATAATAACATATCTTTCTGCAGTATTTTTACCAATTGTACTATAATTGATTTCAAATGAACTTACATTTTTAACTAAATCTCCTAATGTTGTTGGAGCTGTTTCCCAAGTTACATCTAAACTACCAGCAATGCGTGGTATATATCCTGGACTACCTCCAACAATATCTAATAAAATAGTTTTATTTTCAAATACTCCTTTTTGAATTGTTCTTAGATTTTCTACTCCAGTTCTAACTCTTTCTTCAGCTTCTTTCTCAGTTATTTTTAAATTTCTAGCAATCTCTCTTACTGATTGAATAGCACCTCTTGCTTCTTTAGCATCTAATAAATCATAACCAGTATCTCTCATTTGAAAGTAAATCATTTTACCTTCATTGGATGTAGAATAGTCTTCATTAAATCTTAGAATATTACCATCATTATCAGTTATAACTAATGCTACAGTTTGATCATTATCTTGTAGTGTCTTAAGTAGAGTTTCAGAAACTCCTTCTCTTTTAAGAAAATCAAATAATTCCTCATAAGGAATTTCAGACATCTTAATAGCTTTTAATTTAAAACCAGTATGATTCTTAATTGTTACACCTGATGCTTCATATCCTGATGAAGCAACATCAAGAAATTTACGTACAAAATTATGGTACCATGTTTTTTTTGGATCTCTTTTTTGAGTTTGGGGATCTACTCTTTCATCTGGACCAGTAGTTGAATTAGGATCATTTGGATTAGCCTGAAATAAATTTAAAATTTTACCTTCAGGTGTAACAAACTCTTTTTCAGTAATTGTTTCTTTTTCTTTAATATCTTTCTGAGTATTTAATCCTAGATATGTTGCTACAAAATCTAAATCATTATCATCAAAATCAGATTCAATAGTTGCTAAAGCAATATTTTCATTTCTATTTAACTTTATTCCAGTTATTGATTTATATGTATTAACAAGTTTAGGTACAGATTGTACATAAGATAATGCTGTAGCAGGTTGAACACCACTAGATATACCTTTATTATAAATATATAATAGATGATCTAAATGTTTATAATCTCCTGGGTCTTTTAAATCTTTAAAATATTTACCAATTGATTGAAAAATATTATCTAATTGTTTTTGTGTAAGACAAGCCATTCTTTATTTAGTTTTACAATTATTAGGATCTTCTGCGTCATCAAATAAATTATCATCATTAAAAGGTTTCTCTAGTAGAGCTTTTAATCTTTCAGTCTCAGTTGCTATATCATTTACTTTTGTTTTGTTATTTTCAGCATCTGCATTATCAAGATCATCTACCTTGATACCCTCACTTTCACCTTGTGCAGGTATTACATTTATTAATGTATTAAGTCTATTACGATTTAAAGTACTTATTTCTAGACCTGGTGTAAGTTCTAAGTCGTATGAATCAGGACTTCTTTTTTTCATAATTTTAGTTTTAACATTTTCTCCTGTTTTTTCATTTAATACTATAACAGTATCACCTGGCTGCAAGTTAGTAAATAATAAAATCTTTGCTTGTAAATATTCCATTTTTTTATTAAATGCTTCAACTACTTCAGGCATATCACTAGTAATAAAATTACCTAATTCATCAAGTTGTTCAAAAGTTATATTATCATTAATGTATTGAAGAATATCATAGTTACCCATTAAGAATTGGGTAAATGAGTCCTTATCAACTGACATAAGAATATTATTTCTATTCTCATTTCTTCTAATACCACTCATAGCTTCTGATAGATCTGTTGGATCAATACCAGGTGTTTTATTTTTTAATTGTTCTTTTGATATCTTCTCATTAGTAGCCTTTACACTAAAATCAGCCCTAGAAATAAATGCACCAGAACCAGTCAATACAGTTTTACCTTGACTAGCTAAGGTTTTAGCTTTTTTAAATGCATTGTTATAATGTGTATTTTTAATTGCATCAAATGCATCAAAAGATGGTTGATCATTTTTTATTCTTTTATAGATTGCAGAAATAGTTGAACCAAAAGTTTCTGGTGTTGCATTTTCAAATCCTGGTTCATCTTTAAATTCTTCATATAGTAACACATCCATATCTACAAATTGATCTGGATACTGATTTACTAATGTAGTTTTACCTAAACCTGGAGAGAAGTAAATTATCTTACCTTCAAACTGTGGAGATAAAGGAAATGGTTCTTTTACTTTAGGTTCTTCTTTAGGTTGTCCAGATTTTAAAGTAGTTAGTTCTGCATTTAATTTCTTTAATGCATTTTCTTTATCTGTTAAATTATATTTATTAAATGTACTAATTGCTGATTCAATTGCTCCAATTTTACCTTCATTTGTTAAATCCCATTTTTTTAAATACTCTAGAAATTTATCTACATTTATTGTTTCTTTAGCTAAATAACTAGTTGCATACTCAATTGCATCAGCATAATCTTTTCCATAGTCTTCTTCAAATTTATCAAATAAACTACCTTCAGTATCTGTTTTTGTAATACTACCTTGTAAAGCATCTAACTCTGCGTCAGTTAATCTTTTGGTAAGAGTAAATCCATAGTCATTACCCATACCTATCATTATATCAAGATTAACCTGACCTTTTAAATTAGTAGCTTTTGATGAACCAACTCTTAATTCTTTAAAAAATATTCTTCCATTCCACCCATCTTCTTTATAAACTTCTAATGTTTCTTCAAACATTTCTATTTCATCAGCAGTAAGCATGGGATAAAAATGTTCTTTAAACTCTTCAATACTCATCGATGCTGGAGCGCTTATTACAGAATCTTCATTATCAGTAAATGTATTTTTAGATTTAAAAACTATTACTTCACCATCAGAACTAATTTTACTTGTTAACTCTGTTCTTAAAGTTCTACCGTTACTAGGTCCTTTACTATTTACAACCCTTTCAGTGGTATTTGCAAATGAACCTAGTACTGTTTTTTCTACATCAGCTTTACTATCTGTAGTTTGAGTACCTTCTAAAGCATCTAGTTCTTCATCATATTTAGATTGTATTACATCTCTTCCATTATGATGTTGCTCTATAGTATTCCCTGTTTCTGCATTTATAAGTTTTTCAAGATTATACCCATAAATACCAGAACCTTCAGAAATCATTTCCCCATATCTATCTCCTATTTTTAAAATAACATTTGTTGGGGTTGAATGTAAATAAGCTTTATAATTATTAACTTTTATTTCAGTATTAGTTAATTTTCCTTCATCATATTTTGTTAACTCTTCATTTCTTCTATTTTCTATATCAGATTTAATAACATCTAAAATAGGTCTACTATCAGGATTAGCTACTGGTCTTCTAGATCCATCTTCATTTTCATAAAAGATTAATCCTTCTTCTACAGTATAATTAGAAGTACCTACTTGACCTTCTATTGTAGAAGGTTGTACTTTAGTTTGTGGTGTTTCTTTTTTCTTTAAAGAATCTAGTTCTGCTTGGTATTTAGCATTGATTTCATTAATTATTTCTTTTTCAGTTTTACCAATTATTTTTTCACCGTTATAAATACCATAAGAATCTCCTTTTAAAGGAGTTGTTACACTTTGTATTGCTTCTAATTTATTAGCAAGTGCAATATCTTGTGCATTTCCTTTTTTTAATTGTTTTATAATTTCACTATATAAACTTTTTTCTTTTTCTAAAAGATGAGTTCTTCCATTTTCAATATCTTTTATTAAAGATGTAATATTTCTTAAAACATCTGTAAAATGAGCATCTGTATGCATTGGTGATTTACCTTGTAAAAATAAACCAGCATTTACTCTTTCATGTAAAGGTTTGTTTAAATCATCTACATCATCTTCTGCTCTATGTATTTCAATTAATTTAGAACCTTTTTTTGTTTTGCTGGCCATTCTTTTTACTTCTTTACTTATTCTAGCAGCATTACCATCATTTTTATAAGATTCTAACATTAATAAATCATCTTCATCTGTTATAGTTTCTTCTAATTCTTTTTGTCTTTTAGCTTCTATATCAGAAATAGGTGTAGTAGGTGGTAGTGGAACTATAGGTGCAGGAGTAGGTACTACAGGAGTAGGTTGTTTTTCTTCTGCAATTATACGTTTAGCTTCAGGAGCTGATTCTATATATTCTTCAAATGTTTCAATATCTTTTCTTTCATACTTATCATAAGCTGCTACTAATTTAGCTTTAGTTTCTGGTGTAAAATTTTCAACAGCTTTTGCTTTCTCAGCTACTCTAGCAGCTTCTGCTTCTTCTTCTGCTTTTTTAGCAGCAGCTTCAGCGGCTTTTTTAGCAGCTTCCTCTTTCTCTTTAGTTATACCAGTTATATCTTCATAATCACTAAATATCTCATTAATCTTTGCAATATCTTCTACATCAGCAAATGTTACTAAACTAAAATCTTTAGTTCTATAAAATTTTGTTACTGGTGCTTTTCCTCCTGATAAATTATATGCAACCATTTGTTCTGGATCACCAGCAAACCCAGCATCATATAATTTTTGGAATACACCATTTAGACCAATCTTTCTAAAGTATACATCCCATTTCTTTTTAATTAATTCTTTTTTATTATCATATAGCTTTTTGATAGCGTTATATCTTCTCAAAGATTCTTGTCTTAAGAAATCTGGATCTGCTACTATAGCAACACTTTTACTAAGTAATTCTGAATCAATATTTAATCTATGAAAATCATGAAATAGTTTAAATGCTGCATCAAGTTTATCAGATTTTAATATACTCTTTTTAATATTTGCATAAGCACTTAAATACTGTACAAATGCTTTCTTAAGATTTTTTTCATATTGTGGATCTACTTCTTCATTTTCTTTTAGTGCTTTGAAATATCCTTTATGTGCAATTATAGCATTTCGTACTCCAATTAATCCAGCAATTTGTTTATCTTTTTCCTTAGCTAGTTTTTCATTTTCTGGTGTCCCATCTTTTAATGATTCTTTCTCTTGAAATAAAATAGCTACTTCTTCAGCTATATTTTTTTCTCCAAATAAATGTAAGAATTCGGTAGCATTTCCATTAGCAACTAAATCAATAGCAGAAAAATCTTTTGAAATTGAATTCATTCTTGATAATACTCTATCAAAATGATATGGAGTAAATACTGCTGCATTTCTTGCATCTTCAAATGCATTATGCATAAAAATCATTTCATTGTATTCAGGTGTTCCTTCTTTATAATCGTTATAATTAAATGGATTTTTAGGAGCTTTTTCAAGTCTCTGTTTAATATTCTTTGCTCTATCAATAGAAACTTCAAGTCTTTGTCTACCAGCTTGAGCATCATCAATACCCATTGCTTCCATTAAACCTTGATCATCTAATGATTTAATTTTTTCTAGATGTTCTATATATAAATCAAACTTACCAAAGTATTGAGCATTAGCTACATTTTCAAATAAAGATGCATCTGTTTGATCAATTAGAAATTTATAATCGCCAGTTTCTTGTGCATGTTTAGCTTTAGCATCAATAATTTCTTGAGCTGACATGTGTGCTATATCACGAGAAAACATTTTACCAGCATCTTTAAAAAAAGCATTTTGACTTTCAATAAAATTATTTCTATACTCATCATACTTTTTAATCGTAGCTTCCTTTTCTGCTTTTTTTATTTCTCTTGCTTCTTTAGCTTCCTTGAATGATTCTGGATTAGTTTTAGAATAAAACAAATCTTTTATGGCATTAGAGCTTTCATTTATTCCTGTAATTACTCCTTTAACTCCACTAACACTTTTATGCATTAGTCCTCCCATAAGGAAACCACTTAAGAATGTTTCAGCACCTTGACCACTAAATTGAGCACCAATACCTTTACCATAACTATCAAGCATACTTAATTCTTGATGAGCTTGTACTATACTGTTTTGATTATTATACAACTTAGTATAGTAATCTTCCATAGCAATTGATGTTGCTTCCTGAAAAGACTCTTGTAAACCTTCTGCTATATTAGCTGAAAAATAATTAAGAGTATTCTTAGCCATTAATCTAGGATTAATACCTCTTTTAAAAGCTTCTTTCCAACCTCCTGCTAATTCTTGAAATACTTCTTTTCTAGTTATATCTGTAGTTATAGTTTTATTTAACATTCTAATTGAATCTTCTGTAGTTCCAATTAGTCTTCTAAGTGGTCTTGTTAATGCTCCAAATGTAATATTGTTAGTATACTGAATTACTGGGAAGTTTATTAATTCAGTCATGTACCCAGCATGTAATGAAATTTCTTTAATTTTATCTATTTCTTCTGGTGATGGTGTTTTACCATCAGCATATGCTTCTCCTAAAAGTTTTTCAAACATTGTGTTTTGAACAAAACCACCTTCAAGTTTAGCTTCAGAAAAAGACCTATTAATATTTCTTATATCTTTAAAGAAAGCACCAAAACTTTGAGAAGCTCTAGCTACTTGCCCTAATCCATTTAGTTTATCCCAATTTCTTACAAGATCTGTTGTAGATTGTAATGGATTTAAGAATTCAGCAGCTCCTCTTCCAAATTGTGTAAAGTACTTTTTTGCTTCAACAGCATTATCTAAATTTTTTAAAGTTTTGAGTAGTGCTCCTGTTGTTTTTGGAATACTGGCAATTTTACTGACAGCCAAATTAGCTCTAACAGCAGCAAGATAACCAGCTGCTCCTAATGAAGCACCACCAGTTTCAAAAGATCCACCAAGACCAACTGCAGCAAGTAACATTTCTTCTGCAATTAATTCACCTATAATACCTACAGTAAAACCTGCGTTTACTCCAAAATTAATTACACTTGAACCAAACGTTCCTCTAGTAGACATTGATTCAGATAAAATTCTTTCTGAATTTTTAGCTCCTTCTGTATTAGGAGAAAAGTCAAATGTTACTAGTTTATATAAATCTTTTGCACTTTCCCATCCTGTTCCTAATGCTAAATAACCAAAACCTTTAGCTGCTCTTGTAACATCTGAAAAAATAGAACTATTATCATTATAAAATTTTTCATTATCTCTAAATGGATCAAATCCTAATTTATCAAAATCAGAATGATTTTTATATCTATCCCAATTTAATCCTTTATAAGTTGGATTAAATGTAAACATTTTAGCATCTGCTAAAGGGTCTGTATAATTGGCTTGTATATTAGATATCTTATTTGCAGATATGTCTGAAACATTATTAAGTTTATTAATTAAACTTTTAATATCAGATTTATCATCATTAGCACCACCTACTTGTGGTGCTGGTAATACATTTTCATTAGCTGGATTCCCTTTTATTAAAAAAGAATTAGAATAAAATTCATCTAATGCTGGAGTAATAACTGTATTTGAATCTTTAAAGATATCTTCCATTATTATTGACCGTTTAATACCTCTTGAGGATTATTAGTTTTGATTTTCAAACCTTCTAATCTTTCATTAATTTTTTCTACTAAAGCTTTAGATGCTTCAACTCTTGCTTCTATTTCATTAAAGATTTTATCAGAATTCATATTGTATACAGAATTAGTTGAATATTCAAAAGGTACATCAGCTTGTTGAAGAGTATTTGGATCCCATCTAGGATTTTTTTGAAATACAGAAAATGATTTAGTATCAGGATCTCTAGTTATAGTTGCATATCCTGCTGCATCATCAACTTCTCCTATTTGTATTTTATTATTATTAGTTTCAAATATAAGATCTGTATAACTTTTATTACGTGATTCTAATACGTTGTTAGCTTTATCTTTTGGAATATATAATTCAAATCCTTTAGTTAATTTTTCAAAATCTGCAGCTTCTGTTTCTTTCTTAGCTCCAACAATATTATCTTCTAGCCATTGTTTATCTGGAGTAATTGTAACTTTAGCATAACCATCTCTATCAGAAATACCTTCATACTTAAATGTAGCTAAAGGCATTTTAGCATTTTCTTTTTTAGGATCATAACTCTTAGAAAAATCTCTAATAAATTGTTGAACCATATCACGTGTTGCTATAGAACCTTCTTTTAAATCATATCCTGAATTTTGAATATCACTTATAATAGTTTGTGCAGCAGCATAATTTTGACTAAGCTTCTTTAATGGATTAGCATCAAGATATACTGGTTTTATACCAACAACTCCACCACCTTGTTCTGTAACAACTTCACCATAAAATGGTCTTACTCTATAATTTTCATCTCTTGTACCATCAGAATATTGTCTAATATATTCTTCAGTCATTTCATCATAGATTTCACCAGCATCATCAGCATCCATTCCATTTTGTACTAATTTAGCTTGAAATTGAGCTTTAGGTACAATACCATTTTGATTTGTAAAAAAATCTTTTACATATGGAATATAGTCTGAATCTAAATCAGAATCTATATCATTTTCCATTGAGCTTTTAATTTTCCTACCATTCTCAGTTTGTAATTTACCGATAGCATCAACAACCATTTTTTTCCTGGATACATTACTTATTACACCAGATTTATTAGAAACTAAACCTTTATATAGATCATTTCCTTTTATAATTTTTAATGCTTCAGTATATTTACTTTCATATGTTTTATAACCTTTAATATTAGTAAAATATTCTCCAAAAGTATCATCTTCTGGTTTAGCTCCTGGAAATAATCTAGCAAAATCTTTTTTAGCAATTTTACCTTGATCAGTATCATCTTTAGATGCATTATATAAATGTGTATATACATCTGTTAATACATCACGCATACCACCCATATAACCATTAACTTCTTCATTTATAGTTCTAGTATTTGTAGTATATAAATCTTCTTTGCTCATATTATCCTCACCAGGAGCAGTTGTAGTAACATTAAGTTCTTCACCCGCACCCATTGTTTCAGCAAGCTGTTTTCTTTCTAATGCATCTTTATAATCCATTTTAGCAATATCCATCTCGAAATTCATTTTTGCCATTTCTTTTAAATTATGTAAAGAAAGTGCTGAAGTAAATTCTGCTACTGCAAAAGGATTTGCTTTAGATGTAATTGAACTTGTTGCTTGTGAATAATCATGAGCAATATCTTTAACATCATTATCAAAATATTCATTTGCTACAAGACCATCTATTCTACCTCTAAGTGTTTTAATATCAACAGAACCTAGATCACTAAAATATTCTTTGTTTCTTACTAGTCCACTTCTTCCTTTTTCTAATATAGGAACTAATTGACTTAAGTATCTATATTGTTGAGCATCTTTACTGTTCATTGAGATGCCTTTATTTTTAATCTTAGTTTCTAGTAAATTTAATTTAGCCTTAGATGAATTTAATTCTAAATCCATTTCAGATAATTGACCATCTAATGATTTAGATATAACATCTGCTTTATCATTTAAATATTGTTTTTCTGCTTCCTCTTCTGAACCATTAAACATAGGAGCATTAGATCTAGCATAATCTTTTCTAGCAACATAAGCTTTAGTATCATACATTGCTGTTACATTACTATCATCTTGATATAATGTTTTAATCATATTATATAATGGCTTTTCTAACAGATCACCATTTTCATATGTTATATCATATCTTCCTGTATGTTCTTCTCTTGTAATTTTAAATTTTTGATCTTTTAAAAATTTTAATACATCTTCAGCATATTTAACTCTTGGTGTATAAGATACTTTACCAAAAGTCAATGATTCATCTGTACCTGTTTTTTTAAATTCTTCTCTTCTATATTCTACTGCTTTTAAACCTTCATCCCAAGCACCAAATTTTTCACAATCTTTACCAACACAATTTTTAAGTATCTCATGTGCTTGCCTTGAATCATCAATTGATTTAGTCACAACCATATCAACCATCATTGGTTTATCCTGATAAAATGGTTTAAATATCTGAGATGCTGCTTGTACGTTTTGAGGTAATGATAAATCTACACCAGAAATCTTTTTAATTTCTTTATCAGTATCTTTAAAAAATTGATCTCTCCTACTTATATTCTCATCTCTAGTTAAAGGAGAATTTAATATTGTAGAATATAATCCACTTAGTTGCTTATACCCTTGCTGATATTGCTCATGCTTTAATTGTAAAGCTTGATTATAAAAGTCAAAATTAGGAGTGAATGGTTGAAACGGTTGAATCACATCCGTGACCCCTTGTAAGTATGTAGCCATAGTATAATATATACAAAAATATATAAAGTTTATTAAACTTATAAAGTTTATTCAATTAGTTTATCCTCCGTATGGATCATAACCTAAACCCATTTGTTGCATCATTTGATAATATGCTTGCAAATCTCTTTCATTAGAAGGTTGACTTTTTTGTTTTCTATAATTTACAGGTGAAGTTTCCGATGGATATAATCTATCATAGATATTCCATTTAGTTTCATCAGGTAATTTTCCCCATTTACCACCTAAAAAATTAGTCATTTGCTCTTCTCTTCTTTGAGCATCTGCCTTATATGTTTCATCATAACTTTTTGGTAGATTATCTTGATTTAATCTAATACTACCTCCATCACTTGGATCTAAATAGTATTCATATGGATGCATATAATTTAAAGTATTAGCATAAGCTCTATGAGTTCTAAGAGCATTCATTGCAGCAATTGTTTTATTTTTGGCATCTCTCTTAGCATTATCATGCTGTTGATTTGCCATAACTGTTTGATCATAGTAGTTACCAGTTTTTTGTGCATCATATAATGCTTGTTTACTATCTACTTCAGCATTATATTTAGCAGCATCATTAGCTATAGTAACATTATCATTATTAATTGCTGACATATTAGCTACAGCCCTTTCTGTAGCGTCAGCATTTATTTTACTATAACCAGCTAAATAGGCTTGAGGATTAGAATAAGCATTTAATCCTTGAGTACCCATATTAGCTTGTCCCATAATTAGCGCATTAATAGCAGAGGGATCTTTAAATGTAGGATCATAATGTGCTAAGGTTGCTGTTCGCATGTAAGGTGGATATTTTTTTATTCCTGTCCAATCTGTTAATGCTCCAATAAGATTATTTCTATCTTGTGGAAATGCACCTACTTCAGGTATTTTTCCAAAAGTACCTGGTTTATTAGGTATAATTTCTTTACCAGTATTTGTATCTTTTTCATCTTCATCTACTGACATATCCATAGGGTCAATACTATAATTTAAAGGTCTTCTAGATGATGTAAAGGTTCCCCATAATCCATCATATGCTTTTCCTTTTTTAGATGGATTAAAACCATAATCAGCTATTAAATCATTTTCAAGAGCTTTACTTTCATCTGTACTTAATGGTTTATAACCTGATTTTACTCTTTGTTCATTAATTATTTTAATATTATTTGGTATATAAGTTTCATTTACCCATTTCTGAAATTTTCTAACTTCAGGATTTGGTATACCAGTTGCATATCTAGGTAATGAGTTAATTAATTTATCATATTCTGGATATACATCTTTCCAAGTGTCTTTCCACCCTTGTTCGTTTTTAGTGGCATCACCATGTCTACCTGGAGCCCCACTTTCAGCTGGTTGCTGATTAACATATCTATCTTCACCAACATTACCAAAATCTATACTAATACCACGATCTTTATATTTTTTAACTGAACTTTTATCTACTGCGACATTTGTTTTATCTGTTATATCTTCTACATCAAAATCAGTTTGACTTCTTAATGCAACAATTCTATAAGTTTTACCGTCTTTAACATAGACTGTACCTACTTGTAGAACGGGTCCAGTTACTGCACCAGTATTTTGATACTTTTTTAATTCTGGGCTGAAAATATTATAAGGTGTGTACATATGATTTATGGTTGTTGAATTATTTGAATACCCTTTAGGTCATTAGGACCAACAGTTATTATCTTTCTATTATTAGATTTATTTGTGGTAGGTCTACTTACAGTAGGTTTACCTGATTGTGTTTTAGCTGGTTGTGATTGAACTGGTTGTGATGGTGCTTCAACTGGAACTTCAACATATGGAGTAGTTTTAGCAATACTATCAGCAACCATTTGATTATCCATAGAAGTATTAGTTGAACTATCAATTGTAGTATTAGATGAATCATTAACTGTAGGTTGTCCTATTAATCCATGTTGCTTTTTATATTGTTTATATGTATATAAATTTCCAGAAGCAGAACCATCATAAGGATTTGGTTGTTTTCCTTTAGTATTTATATCTTCCATACGTAAAGCTTCTTTCAATGATTCATCAATCCATTTATCATCAACAGGTACATCAGAAGCATTACGGTCAATTAAACGTTTACCAAAATCTTTAACTTTAATATTTTCGATATAAAGAGCTTTATCTAGATCTTTCATTCTTCTATCTAACTCCATTATATCTAAATCATCAATATTTGGATCATCTCTTTTTACCATTAATAATTTTTTCTCATTTACTAAAGTTGATAAATTATTTTGAAGTTCTCTAAATTTCTTAAGACTAGTAGCTTTAACATTTAAACCACTTTTTTCTTCTAATAATATATTTTCTAAATCTTGTATTTTATTAGCTGTACTCCAAGGATTATAAGACCAACTTGTAGTATTAGGAATAGCATTATTTGTTTTAGTTAATTGTGTTTTAATACCATCAATTCTACTAACTAATGCTTCTTTTTCTTTTTCATACACATCAAAAGGTACAGCACCACTTATTAATGCTTTTTTTAATTTTGCAATACCTCGGATAGCTCCAGAATAAGCATTATATATTGGTCTTAAATTTACATCTAGTTTATCACCATCTTTATAAAATTGTCTAAGATCATCCATATTTTTAAATCCTTTTACTGGGGCCTCAATTGCTATTTGTATAGGTGATGGATTAAGTGAACTTTTAAAATTTTCAGGAGGTGGCATATCTTCTAATCTATCTTCTTCAGGTAAATAATTAAATAATGGACCTAATGCTTGTTGTACAAAATTAGGTTCTTCTGATTCTAAAGTAGGCATTATAGGAGCTGGAAAATCACTTACAGGACCAGCTTTTTGATATCTAGGTAATACAGGACTACCCATTATATTAGAACCACCATATCTAGCCATTGGAGGCATCATCATTTCTTCAGGTATTTCTTGCATCATTCTAGGATCCATCTGCTGTTGCATTCCAGATTCCATTTCTGGTTGTTCTGATTGAGGTAACAACATTTGTGGATCAATACCTGCTTTCTCAAGATATGGTACAGCAACTAATGGAATACCACTAGGAAATCCTTTCTTAGCTTCTTGTATAATAGCAATCTGACCTAGTTTATACATCATATTTTGAATCATCATCTCAGCAGTTTTTCTTTCTACTGGATCAGATTTTTTATTTTGAATTACTGCTATATATTGTGAAAAGTCAAACTTTTTAGCTAAATCTGCAGGAGTTGCTGGTTTAGTAGACCCTGTTAATTCTTTAAGAATTTTAGGATCTTTAATAATCATAGATCTTGTTTTAGAATATATAAATGTATTCTCAGGAAGATTTAATGGAGTACCACCATCATAGTGATTCTTACCACCTATATTAAAGAATTTAGATAAACGATCTGGACCAGCTGGAGTTACTGCTACCTCACCAATTTCTGCTTCTAAATTTGCATCTTCTCTTTTAACTGGCTTTAATGTATTAGATACTTTAGGATCTGGCTCACCATAAAGAATAGCTTCTGGATGAGAATAAGGATTAGACATGTATGGATTCCGTACTTGAGTTCCTACTTTAGCTACTTGCATACCGTATTTACCAAACTCGCTAGCATTAGGTCCCATTGGTACATTTGAATTAGGTTTGTAATCACCTAATGGCATATAAACATTAGTTCCATAACCTCCTTGATCTAATCTATCTGCAGTATTTGCTTTAGAACTATGATCAGAAAGCAATGCCATATCAGCTTTATTTTGTGCTTTTCTAGCTTTATCTCTATTACCCCATGCTTCAAGAAAACCTGCTGCTGCAATACCCGTTCCTTTTGTAGCTTGCATGAAACCTGGAAATCCTAATTTTTCTTTCTTTTGAGTAATGTTATTTTGAGTTGGATCTAAATTATATTTTTCAATGTCTTCTTTATTAAATTTTAAAGGATCCCAATTTTTACCATCTTCTGTTACAGCTGAATTATCTTTCATTTGTTTTCTCCATGCTTCTAAAGAATTATCTGGTTCATCTGGTGGTAATTCAATACTTTCATAATCAGGATCTCCTTCTTTTAATCCTTTTCCAATTAATTGAAAATCAGGTTGATTTGAAGGACCTTTAAAATCATATACATGTTCAGAAGGTTTAAATGATGAAACTGTATTATTATTTGCCCACGGTACAAAATTTGGATCATGTGGTACAAAGTCAGGTCTTATTTTATCAAATATACTAACTTGACCTGTATTAATATTAGATTGATATCTTGGTAAATTACCACCAAATTTAGCAAACATTGAAACTAATGCTGATGGATCAAATCCTCCACCTCCACCACCTGATGCTCCTCCACCAGTTATTCCTTTTGCTACTGTTTTTGCTGCCATTCCACCTATTGGACCTGCAAACGCAGTACCTACTATTCCAGCTGCTGCAGGTAATATGTTTCCAAGTATGCCACCATCACCTGCAGTTGGTAAACTACCACCATATCTTAAAAAGCCTGCTAATGCTGATAAATCCATTCCACCTGCTGCTGCTCCTCCAGCTCCACTAAATAAACTACTTAGTGATTTTAGTGGATCAGCTCCACCTGCTGTTGGTGTAGCAGCTGGTGTGGCTCCTGCTGCTGGAGTAGGTGTTACCGCTGGTGTTGTAGTAGCAGGTGTTTGTGGTGTTGCTGCTGCTGGAGCTTGTGCTGCTGGAGCTGCTCCACCTGCTGTTGGTTTTGCTCCCATTCCACTCATACTAGATTTTAAATTTTTTGCAGAATTTACAGCAGTTCCAAATAATTCCCAGAATGCTTTTCCAGTATTAGCATTTTTATCTCTATTATTTGCTTCTTGTTGAAGTTGATATGCTTTATTGAAATTAAAATTATGACCTAAACTATATTGCTGATTTCCATCAGCATCAGTTATATAACCACCTGCTTGAAATTTTTTAAAGTCATTAGCAAGATCTTTAGAGAATGCTATATTGTAATTTTTTTGACCAAACTCTTTAACAAGATTTGCAAAATTTTGACTTTTGTATTGAGCTGTAAGTTTATCAAGTGGAGAATCATTTTGTAAATCACCACCTTCTTGGAATTTAAAACATTTAGTTCCTGGTTTACAATTTAATAAACCATTACCTCTCATTCTTCCACCTCTTCTTCCACCTCTTCTTTTTAATCTTTTAAAGAAGTCACCTACATTATCAAAACCATCACCAACTCTATCTGCTAAATTTTCAAAGAATGGAACTCTCCTTACAGGATTATAATCATCTTCATAATAATAACTAGAATCATCATATTCTCTTTCTGGTACAGAAGGATATCTATTAAATGTAGTAATACCTGTTCTTCTAGGATCCCTACGTATTATTTGTTCTTCAATTGGAACAGAGTTATATAAAGATATATTAGAAGGTCTACCACCTTCAGGATATGAAGGCCAAGAAACTACATTACCTGGTGCAGCTACACGATCACCACCATCATACCAAGATGGATCTGGAGCATATTGTTCTGTACCAGTATCTGGTGTGTATATATTATTAGCACCACCCATCTGCATCATTTGTTCAGGTGACATTTGTTGCATTGATCCTTGTGCTTGTTGTTGACCTCCTTGTAACTCTTGAGCCATTTGATCAATAGCTTGTTTTTGTTCTTGAGGATCCATTTGCTGAAGTTCTTGAATAATCTCTTCAGGAGATATTCCCATAGCTTCAGCATATGCTTGAATTAATCTCATTATTTGATCTTGTTCAGAACTTTGAGCTTGACCTTCTTGTTGTGGAGGCATTTGTTCTTGAGCCATTTGCTCTTGTGGTGCTCCACCCATTTGGAATATCCTAGGTTGTTGATTAAAGTTAGGATTAATTTCATAATCAATAAAACTTCCATCTCTAGGATCTCCTATAAAATCAGCTCTAAATGGATTTATAAAATAATCTATTCCAGAAGGTCTGGATATCATTCTACCTTGACCACTATCATCTAAAACTCTTTTTACATAACGAGTACTACCTTTTTCTCCTTCCTCTTCATTTGGAGGAGTAACTAATTTTTCTTTAGTTATACGTTTACCACGTCTATCAAATTCTTTACGGTATCTAACTTCTTCACCCATATCATTTAATGGGTATTTAAATTGCTCACCTTTTTGTGCTTTATGTAATTGGTTTACATGGTTATCATCTACATCTACTTCAATGATTTGACCTCCACGTCTTACTAGTGCTTTTCTCATAATGGTGCTATTCTAAATATACTATTAATTTACAAAAATTTTATCAGTCTACGAAACCTAAAAACTCATCAGTATTAGGATTGAAGGTACCTCCTTGTTTTTTATTTTTCAATGCTCCTGCTCCTATAATGAATGGTGCAGATCCAAATGCATATTTATTCATATTTTTTAAAAACTCTTTTTCTCCTTTACTTCCTGGTTTGATTTTTTTAAGCATTTCAGTTATACCATTATCTATAAAACTATTTGCATAATTCTTACGTATTAAATTCAAATGACCTAAAGTAAAAATTTGATCATCTCCCATACCGATAGCATTTTTAAATTGACCCATTCTTGCTAATACTTCATCTGCTTGATGTTTACCTTGATAATGAGGTATTACTTTTTTAGTTCCAAATGGTCTTAATAAATCATCACTCATTTCTGCAGATAAAGTTCCTGCAAACATACCATGATTTTTTTCATGTGCGTTTATAATATCCTTACCTAAATTATTTAATGGAGCATCAGAAAAAACTGTTCCTGTTTTGTTATAATTTCCAATTCCTAAATTTGTAGGTTTTCTCCAAGAATCACTTGCTAAATTATATCCTGTAGAACCATGTATTCTATTTACAAATTCTTCATAATTTTCAGGAGTTATCCTATTATTAAAATCTTTAGGAACTTTCATTATTCTATCACCTAGAAAATCTCTATTTATAGTTGCATTAATTTCTGGAGCTTGATTTTGAAAAAATTTTGCTCTTGTTGCTGGATTTAATAATCTTGATTGTTGTACTAAAACTTGATTTTGTCCATACATATTTCCTTTAGGTGCTGCTAAAGACATTATTTCATTCATATTTATATTACCTGTATTATTTACTGGGTATCCTCTGAACCAATGTGGTGTAACTTTTGCATTTTTAAATAGTGGTTGTAAACCTGTAAAATCTTCAAGAAAATTAGGATTATCAACTTTACCAGGTAAAAAAGGATTATTTTCTAATCTAAAATTTGTTGTATTTTGTAATGCTTCAGTAGGAACAATTCTTTCAACATCTTTTAAGTATTCAGCACCTGTAAATTTTGCGGCATCTTCTGGTAATGTTGCTACTCCTTTAGGTAATGCTAATCCTTTTAATGTTCCAGGACCTGGTCTCATTTTCATATATTCAAAAACATCAGTAGGATCTCCTATCTGAAACCATCTACCTGTATATTCTGCAGGCACAGCATTTACTTTAAGTAATCCAGCAGGTAGATTATCAGCTTGCCATCTCCATAACATGTCTATATCTTTTTCTTTTAATGCATATGGGTTTAATTTATAAGCATTTCTTAAAGGTGTTTGTGTTGTAATAACATTTCCAAATTTATCTAATGTTTTACCTGCAGCTATAATTGCATTTTTACCTGCACCTAAAACACTTGGAACTCTACCTACTTGTTGTAATCCTGGTATTGGTAATGCTGCACCAACTACATTCATTTGAGATTCTTCATATCCTTTCCTAGCTTCTCCAGTTAATCCATTTGGTATCATGTAGTTAAGATTAGGATTACCAGTATAAGATTTACTATCCATATATGTAGATGGGTAGTCTATTGAACCATTTTTATTAGCTGTTATCTTTGCATTAGCTTCTACTTCTGCTCTATACTGAGGATCATTATTCATTTGATAAACATGTTTATTATATCCATGTTTATCTCTAAAATCATCATCGGTTATTTTTGGATTTGCAACATCTTTAGCAGCTTGTGCATGATACTGTGCTTCTTTAACATGATTTACTACAGGAGCAACTCTTGTTGTATTTGGTTCCATTATTTGTCTAGCACCTAATTCTTCAGGTGATAAATAAGTAGGTTTAACTTGACCTTTCTTTTGATAAGTAGGTAAATTTTCTCCACCTTCTTTTTTCTTATTTTTATTTTTAGATTTCCAATCTGCTAATGCTTCTTTAGTTTCTTCTCCTAGTACTCCATCAAATGAACCAGACTTACCATTTTCATCCCAAATTTTAGTAGATTTTGGTAATCCGTAACCTTCTTTAGATAAAGCCTCTTGTATTTTTTCAACTATTTCTCTTGCAAAAGATGAATTTGATATATCTGGCGATGATATAATACCTATAATTTCATCTATTTTATTTAAAAGATCTTTTGGATTTTTTAATTTTCTTATCATTCTACCATAATCACGATGGGTTCTTCCTGTTACATCTAATGTAGGATAAGTCCTTTTAATTTTTTCTAATGCTTCTGAAGGATATTGTAATCCTGCATCTCTAGGTATTCCAAAAGCATCACAAACATTATCAGCACAATTATTTGTAAATAAATTCCAATCAGAAGGTTTAGATCTAGTAGCATTAAAAGCATGTTTACCTTCAGGTAAATTTATAGCTTTTTTTTCAAAGACATCATTGTCATAATTATAAACATTAAAAGATTGTTCTCCTGGTTTTAATCTCCTATGAAGTATACCACTATTTCTATTTCCATAAGCAGAATAATCAACAGAATAATTATCATCTCCTGTAGATGCTGATATATGTCCTGGAAGATATCTTCCAAATGGTGGATATAAATTAACATGAGCAGGATAATCAAGCGAATTTAAATCTATAGGTTTTCCATTTATCCCATAAGCACCAACTTCTTGTCTAGGTGTACCAGCATATTTTGTATTATATCTTTTATTATTAAATAAAAAGTCTTCTTCCCCAGATTTTTTAGCACTACTATAAGCTTTATTAAAAGTACCTGCATTTGAATAATCATTTACACCCCAATTCATAGGATTCATAAAAGTAAAAAGATCTTTTAATGAAGCAGGTGAATATGGATTTGGTCTACTATTAGGATTTGTAGATGTAATTTCAGCTTCTCTTAAATTAACATAAGGAAGTCCTTCTTTATTAACTGGTACTTCTCCTTTAATTCCTTTTTTACCAGTATAATTAACTTGACCCTTATCCTGATAACTATCTAACTCATCAGTATATCCTAAAAATTCATCAGTATTTGAATTATATGAACCTCCATTTTTATATATAGATCCTCCATACTTATTTGGATTTATTTTTTGGAATGCCTCAATACCAGTAAAAGGTTTTCTTTTAGGATTTGGAAAAACTTCTGCTTTACCACCTCCAGGAAACCACATTTTATAAAAGTCATCTGATGGATTAAGATCTGTGACACTAGGACCCCAGTATCTTATTCTATCCATCTCTTGTTTTGCTTTATCAACTTGTTTTAATTCATTAAAGCTTTTAATGCCAGCTCTTTTACCATAACTTGCTAAAGCTGTTAGTTCTCTAAGTTTTTCATTAAATTCTGGAATTTCACTATATCCTCCAGAATTTGGTTTAGTATTTAACCATCCAGTTATATAATCTTTAAAATCTTTTGATGCAATTGTTTCCCAGTCATTACCAAAAGCATAATCTTCTTTATCTAATTGATAAACTATATTTCCAGTATCTGGATCTCTCCAAGTTTTAAAATTAGGATTTACAGAACGTAAATCTTCAGCATTACCTATAGGATTTCCTAATGTAGTATTATTTGATAATCTAGATATATTATTAGAACTAGGTGTTTGTTTAAAAAAAGGAAGTGTTTTTGCAGCATTATAAGATTCTCTTAAAATAGGACCTACCATAGGTAACCCATTTAAAGCAGCATTAATATATTCACCTTCTTGTAAATTACCTGGTACTTTAGATGCAAAATAACCAGTCAATAAATTATTAGCTGTAAGACCTGGTATAGTTGTGGCACCAACAGTAAATGGAAGATTCATAGCAGTACCTACAGTGCCTAATGCAGATTTTGCCATGTTAGCTGCAGGTCCAGCCATTAAAAGTGCTTCAGGATATACAGGAGTTAATGAACCAGATGCTGGATAAGGTCTAGCAGCCATTTCTTCATTAGTTGTATAATGAGTTTCTATTTTAACTGGCTTCCTATTTCTAGGAATATTTTTAGTAGCATTAACAAAATTTTGTTGTGCAGTAGGTAATGTACTAGCAGGTTTTGCTGATTGTGTTTTCCAGTCAGAAAAACTACCAACAGGCTTTGCTGATTGTCTTCTTAAATCAGCAAGTGTTTTTTCAAGATTATTATTTCCACCTTTTTGATAAGTATCTAATTCATCACTATATCCAATGAATTCATCAGTATCAGGATTGAATGTTCCTCCTGTTTGTTTTTTATTACTCTTTAAATATTTTTGTTGTAATCTTTTATATTCTCTAGGATTAGTTTTAGCAAATTTAGCCATAGCAGACATTACTTGATTCATATCTGTAAAGTCAACATTTCTAGCAGCTTTTTGTGCTTGTTCAATACTATACTTATCAGCATATTCATTAGTTGCTTTATTTACAAAATTAATTAGTTCAGGATTTTGTAATAAAACACTATCTCTTAAATTAAATATTTTCTTTGCATACAATGGATTTTTTCTTAAATTAATTCCTTCTTCAGGAACAGGTACTCCATAAAATGCTTGAGACTGACCCTTATGATATTCTTTTTCAGTATCTCTAGTTAAATAGTTTCCATTATATGTTTGTAATCTTTGTAATGGATCATTTTTATATCCTAGTCTATCTGCTTCTTTATATTTTTCTTTTAAAGCTCTAAATAAATCATCTTCTGGTGTTGGATTTGAATATGGTTTAACATCTATAACATGTCCAAGATTAGGATCTGTTTTACCTAAATTAGTTTCTTGTAATGCCATAGACATTCCTGTATAAGTATGAGGTAGCATATCATTTCTATATGCTGCTTCCACTATACGTCTAATAACATTATTAGAATAATGACCACCTTTTAAATCACGTGTAGGTACTATTTTAGCATTTGTTACAGGATTCCAAACTCTAGCATCTTTTATAAAAGTTTCACCTTCTGATAAATCTGGATAATACCTATGACTTGGAATATCCATTTCCACAAATTTCTCACCAGTCTGTAATCCATCTTGTGCTTTTTTAATTGGTCTAATCCAACCAGGTGACTTATCTGCACCAGGATACTGTTTTAATAATAATTGATATTCTTCAGGTGAAACATTTCTCCAACCTTTTTTATCCATATAAACCTCATGTGAGTTCTTATATGGTTCTTTTATAATACCTTCTTTTTTACTATCATATCTTCTAATATTACCTAGTTCTCTAAGTATTACTCTAGATGGACTATATTCAATTTCTTCTTCTACTTCATCTTTAGGTAATTCATCTGCATATCCTATAAACTCATCTGTGTCTGGATTAAATGCACCACCATCTTGATATTTAGGCCAGAAATTATAATATTCCTCTTGTTCTTCAGGTGTTTCAAATACATCAGTACTAGCTGGAACAATATCTAAACCAATCTTTTTAGCATAATCTTTTACTCTTAAGTTATATTCTGAATCACCAACTAATTTATTTTCTGGTGTAGGTTTTGGTTCTACTCCAAAAAATCTTGCTAATCTTCCAGGATGTGTTTCTTTAGTATACGCATCACCTTTTAACAAAGCTTGTTGATTCATTAAGTATGGAATAAAATCTAAATAGTTATCTTGATTTAAATTCTCACTATAATGTTTATCTCCAGGTTGTGCTTTAGCTCTACTTCTAAGTAATGGTAAATTCTCAGCAAGAAATGTTGCAGCTATTTCAGATCCTATTACTGGATCAAAGAAATCTTTTCTATCAAATCTATCAGTTTGTAATTGTTTAGGATTAATTTGAAATGGACCAATAGAGTCTGTTAATGAACCAAATTTCTTTTGTAACCATAAAGGTTCTCTTTTATATCCAGTTCCAAATTTTGATTCTGCACCATATATACCTATTACATTTTTTACAATAGCATCATACTCATCATTACTGACTTGTTGTTGCTTCATAAAATTCTTCTTAAAATCTGGATTTGAAAACTGAGTTAAAATCTCATCTATCTTAGATTCTTTAAGATTAATAAATTCATCATGATCACCAGATTCACTTATATAATTATATAGATTATCACGTTTTACAAAGGCTGTTGCTTTAAAAGTGTCTGTATCTACATCTAATTTTTTAAAAATATTAGGATAATCTTTTTCTATAGATTCTTTTAATTTATTTCTTTTAATAATACTACTATGTAACTCAGGATCAATTTCTCTTTTAATAACTTGTGTATCGTGTCCTTGAATTTTATTATCTGGTCCTAAAAAATATGAATCAAATCCTTGAACACCACCCCCACTATTTCCAAAAACATCTACTTTTCTATAACCATCTTTATCAGGTGGATGAACTGTTGTAACTAAATATGCATGAAAAGGACCACCTTTATCTTCACCTCTTAATGAGGTTCTTTTAAATTGTAATATATCTCCAGATTTAAGTCCTTTTTCACTTTGATCTAAATATCTACCTTTAACTTTTCCAGCCACAACATCATCTTGAATTTCTACATTATCAAAATATTTAATGGGTTCTCCAAATTCAGTTAATGCATAACATACTCCAGATATACAAAAAGCAGCTTCATGTCCTGTAATAGGATCTTTCCAATTTACTATATTATCAGGTACAAATCCTGAAGTTTTAACATCTTTTCCAACCATAGGTATTAAAGCAGCATTTAATCTACTTTCATAACTATCTTCATTTTCTTGTATTCGATTAACTTCATCTTGTAACTTTAGATATTCTTGGTATAATTTATTAGGATCTTCCTTCTCTTTTTTCTCAAAACCAAATTGAGCCATAGGAATTTCATAGACACTATTTCCAGGAAATTGATAGTCTCTATTAGGATACATCATTTGTTGATTACCCTCATCATCTATACCTAATACAGGATAAGGTACCCCTTTCATTGTAATGCTACCATCCGCATTAGGTATTTTTGTTTTTTTTCCTGGATGATTATATTGTCCTTTTGGATCTACTATGAATTTTTCTAGTTTGCTCATCGGATTGATATCTGCTGTTTAACATTGAATATTTTAAATAACATTTTGATATTGTTATTTATATTCTTTCTGAATAATACTTTATTTGAATAGTGTCTGAATTTTTTATGTTCTAATGGATCTTTACTATAGTTTAAAGATGCTTGATTTAAATTTTTAATATAACCATTAGCACTAGTATTCCATACAATATTTGTATTACCTGTATACTCACCTCTATCCAAAGTTATATCATAAAATTGATTTACTCTATACTTATTTTCTTCTTTACTATATAGTACATCTATTACACCATTATTTACAATTGGATATTGCAAATTACCAATAGGATTATTTTTACTATTTAGATTTAACCTTAATAATCCAGAAATTTGCTCAGAGTTATATACTATCATCTCATCAAAATTGTAATCTAATAGATGGTGTCCATCAAAACAATTCTCAGCATATCTATATGCTTCCATCATATACTCAACACTTCTTGTAGTAGTTACAGTCTGTCCAGTATTAATTATTGTTTCAATTTCAAATGGATAATTTACCCCATAAAAATTACAATAACTTGTACAAGTATTATTATGTTTCCAGAAACTACTTCCTAAAACAGTTGTAAAAGTATTTCTTTCTGGTATCATAAAATTAGGATGCCAGTCATGAAATGAGATCCATGCTTCAGTTTTAGGATCATATGATATAGTCCAAGATGCATCTTCAAAATATCTAGGATCAGTTAATGATATTATAAGACCTGTTGTACTTAATGTAAACTTATTAGTACTAGCATTATAAACTATATTTGGACTAAGTGGTTTATAGTCTCTTTTAGAAAAATAGATTATCTGATTCTTATTATCATAGATTGCTTGACAACCAACTCCAGCTACAGGATTTTGTAAAATTGGAAAATTAGGAAATACTGTTATTAACTCATATTTCAAATATCTAGCAAACCACCATCTCATCCCTTTTGCAGAAATCTCTTTTATCTGACCACCATATTGGAATATCTTACCTTGATCTTGACTTATCCAGAATAAACCAAATGGAGTATTGATAATAGACATTCTATCTTGACATGAACCATATTCATATGGAGCATCAGTATTAACTATATTCTGTAATGGTTGTTGAAATAATCCACCATCTCCAATAGTAATCTTTGTTCCTATATCAGTTTGTAAAGTATCAACTCCGATAAATTGTGTAGGACTAATATCCTTAAAATGTATCATTGCTCCATTCTTACTAATAGGAGAAATAGATGTTACTGTTGAATTGAAATCTTTATAATTAAATGCTAAGAATATTTTCCAATAATCTTTCTTTTGTTCTTTAGAACTAGGTAAAGAATATATTACTCTTTTTGGATAGTTTTGATAACAACTTGCAGCAATTGCTGGATTATAACTTCTTGGTTGCATTGAACTCCAAGATGGAAATATGTTAGCATACTTAGCAATACTTAATGATTTATCATATTTATAATAGTTAGATTTTTTAATTATACTACTATCAAACATTTGATCAAGATCTGTGTATGAATTCTTATCATAGAATCTTTTTTCAGGAACTTCATCATAGTCTCTTTGAGCTAAATTAACTTCAGATTCAACAAAGAAATCTTTAACACCGCTATAAAATAAATAGAACCATCCATCTATTCTAAATAAAGCATCATCCTTAGAACTTGAACAACGTAAAGTTTTAAGACTAAATACTCCACATTGACTCCTTGTTAAGGAAGCACTATCACTAGGAAATCTATTTTGATAAGTATCTTTAAGTGCACGAAGATTACCATCTTGAGTATCATCAGCATCACTACCATTACATCCAAAATCTGGAAGTAAATTATCTAATATTTTACTTGTATCATATTTTTCTGTATTAATCCAATATCTAGGATATGGGATCATTACATATTTTCTATAGTCAAATTCAATTTCATCTGGTTGATCCATTAACCATTCGTAGAAAAAGAAAAAGGTATTTTTTTCAGTATATCTTCCTATATAATTATCTCCTCCGTATACAGTATATCCTGTACCATCTACATATAAATCTGGACTAGTAAATTTCGGTATAGAATATAAACAATTACTTACTGGTAATTGTCTAATAGAATTTAATTGACCATATAGATTTCTAATTTTTAATTTTAATGTAGCATACATACAAGAAGAAGTAGTTGATACTATTCTATTTGTAGGATCTGAAATAGTTATACCATTTCTTCCTAAAACTTTATATACTGAATATCTACTAGTATCTTGAAGTACAGGTGGTATATATCCTTTTGAAGTATTTAACCAAACAAAATTAGTTCTGTAAATATTATTTATAGTATAAACATCATCTATTGTTTGTCTTACATCTTTTATATATGCTGATTTAATTACATTTTGTCTAGATGGTGTAATTACTCTTAAACTTGAATAAAAACAATGTGCTTTATGTTGAAGTGCATATTGTCTTGTAGACATTAATGCCATCATTGCATCTAAATAACCTTGAGTAACTTGTACTGTATAATAAACAAATGCTACTGGTTTTAATATAATACTAACTAGTCTATCAAATGGACCAGGTAAATCATCAATAGGTGGTTTATTAGCTACTCCTAAAACATTACCTCCAACTTCTGTACGAAATTCAGGAGTTCCTGACCAAAATCCACTAAAAAAAGTGTAATTCATTGCTGTAATAAATCCAAATATTCCTGCTACAATCAAGGCTGCATCATTAGGTAAAGCATGTCTAGGATGTTTATTTACTTGTGTAAATTTACCTTCAGCAACTCCATTAAGTTCAGCTGTATATTTAATTTCATCAACATCTAAAAATGGATTTCCGAAATTTGTATCTGGTGAATGAAAAGCAATATTTGTTTTATTAAATATTCTTAATGGTTGATGTCTGCTTATATCACAAGAAGGTCTACAACCACCATCAACTTTTGAAGTTGCAAGTAATTCATCATCTCTTAAATCATTAAATGGATAATTTAAAAATAAACCTTTCTTTTTATTTGAAGTACTACTAAATTCAGGATAGTCATATTCTCTTAAATTACTAACTACACCTTTTGCTATAATAGTTCTATTATTTTCTCTTGTACCTCTTAATATCTCATAACCAATGATTCCAGGAATTCTATTTCCAAATTCATCAACTGGTGGTAATATATTATCAAATTTAGCACCTAGAATTATAATTTTATAATTTGAACCTTTTGTAAAAGCAAATGTATTTGGTCTAGTATGACTAGATACATTACAATAGTTACTTTGACTAGTATCTCCTATTAAAGTAAGATCAGTATTATCCCCATGAAAATGTGGAATAACATCTACATCAGGAAATTTATGATGTCTAATTCTTCTACCACAATTATCACCCCAAATTTCTTCTTTATCATTAGGATATAATTCAGTTGATTCCCAGTAACCCATTAAACCTTCAGCTACAACAATACCACCATCTCCTTGTTCTGAATTTGGTAATGCTGTATTATAATCTATTGGACCAAGTGGTAGTGTTTTAGAAGCTGTATTTTTAATTTTCCATAGTTCTAAAGAATTTTCCGAAGTATCAACTTGACTATTAGAATGATCTATACCTGTAGTACTTGCATCATATGTTGTTTTATCTCTACCTGGAATATGAAATGATGGAGATTTATATCCAGTATCATATACCCATCTAATAAAAAATGTATATACCTCGTCTCTAAGATATGTGGTTTTATTACCACCTTTAGAATAATAGTCTTCAGGATATGCTGTAGCAAACCATTTAGTAGTAATTTGATTAGCTCTTGGTTGATAATTAAAATCTAAGTATCCAGTTGGAGACACTCTTAATAGATAATCACCATTTTTATACATCGCTTCTGATTTCTCATACACTGTTGATGTAATTGGTAATTGAGTAATTGGAACTGTAATTAATTCACTATTAATATAATCTATTGTAATTGTACCAGTTGCAGTACTATATATACCTAGTTTTTTAGCTACAGTCTGTTGATTAAAGAAATTAACTATAACCAATTCAAATTCGTCAAATCTTTCATCTATAGAACTAATTACAATTTCTAATGAACTGTTTACATTTTCATGAGTAAATAATGATTGAACATTACTTACACCAATGTAATCTGTAACTCTTTGATCATTAATTGTATATGCTATAAATACTTGATATGAGCCATTAGCAATACTTCCTGCAAAATTACTTTTTCTAAGTCTTACACATGGAGCATTAACTAATGTTGCTAATCTTATTTTATCACAATCTAATTTAGTATCATCATAATTATCTATCTCACAAAATTCTGTAGAGTCTCCAAGTAATGCAGAATATTGACCAGCAGCTTCAGCATTACTACATTCAACAGGATCATATAATGTTATTGTTTGTGTTCTTACAACATTTATTTGTGGAAATTTTCTAAAATATATATTATAAGTTCCAGCAGTTAAATTATTAAACTGAACATCATTGAAAGTATTTGGAAATGGAATATTTCCAACTTGTTGAGGAGTAGACCAATTAACTTGGTCAATACTAACTTGCCATTTATCAAATGGATTATCCATTTGTTCTCTATATGCTGAAGTATGTATATAACCTTGATTACCTCCACATGTTGTTGGTCCTCCAAGTTTATATGAAGCTCTAAATGCCATTCCACCACCAAAATACCATGTAAATTGATATTGATCTGGAAGACTGAATGGTATAACAGTTCCTATAGTCGGAATACTTGGTTGTACATTTTGTGGATATACTTGATTTGGATTTACAGTAGTACCTCCAGGTGTAAATGAATTTCCAAAACTAGTACCTGGAGTTGTTATTGTACGTATTCTATTATTTATAAAATACTCATCAACAATATCTGAAAAGTCTTTAGTTAAGGCAAGTGTTCTTGATGGATTTAAACCATCATCCCAATATAATTGTCTTGTACAATCAAAGTTTTCTTTAGATACACCTTTAACTAAATTAGTTGTTTTAAAATTTAAACAACCTTGAGTATCACGAAAAAGTCTAAAATAAGAACAAGAGTCTTCAGTATAAGTTCCTATTTCTGAATCAATATTATTAGTTGAAAAAACTGACCATACACCATCTGTTAAATATATCATACCAATGATGATCATATTATCACGTAGTGTTTGGCATAAAACATTAGATGGTTCATTACCTAAAACACCAAGATGACCTTTATCAGAATTATTAATAGCATTTCTAGCTTTTAACCATACACCCTGTGGTACAACAATATCATCAATGTCCATCATCATACCTGTATTAAAGGTATTTAATGAACCATCACCTGAACTACTTTGTTGAGATGCTCCAGCATCATTTTTTTTAGTGGCCATGTCCTATTAAAATTTTTGCTTTATCAAATGTTTGATAAACTAGAGATGTAACATAACCTACTAACCATGCTCTTGCTTCTTCATCATCAATCATTCTATGATCCATCATACTACATACAAGATGATATAGTTCATGAGCAATAAGATTATGTGTTATAATACCCTCTTTAAATAATATATAATAATCATCATGAGAAAAACATATACTTAAACCATCTATATCGGAATAGTCATCATGTTCTTCATCATATTTATTATAGATTTTTTTTTCTTCATTAAACATGTTATCTGTTACAATAACTGTAAACTTGCAAGAATATAAATCTATTTTATAGCTTTTTGAGAAACTCATTGTCTGTATGATTTAAACATATTATAATATTTATCATACATTGTAGCTCTATTCATTTCCCAGATCTTTTTAAGTTCTGCAAAGTTTGGAGTATTAACAAATGATAATGCGTTATTTCTAGATGCTCTTAATCTTTGTTCTAATAGTTGTAGAACACCAACTGATTCTTTATCTCCTAACAAAACTCTATTTTCAACAAGTCTTTGTTTTAAAGCATATTCATAATACTCATTTAAAAGAGGATGATCTGGAACTAATAAATTACCATCATCATCTTCCATTGTAGATTGATAATTGATATATACACTACCTACTTCAAAATCTACAAAAAGAAAACCATCACGTATATAACCAGTATTAGATGCATGTACTTTTACATTAGGACATGAGCAAGAGACTTCTTTAGATTCACTTAGTCTTAAAGGAAAGTTTTGACTATAAGTTCTAGTCTCTGTTTTAAAGTGTTGAATTAATTGTACATAACCACCACAATCATTTAAACAAGTATATGGAGCATTACAATCTGTTTCATTTCCACAGTTGCCTTGATTAACAATAATATCTTCAGATTGAGTACCCTGGATAACTGGAGTAGTTACAGTATAACTTCCACATAGTAAAGCAAAGTTTAAAGTACTAAAATTAAGAGGTAGTTTAGCTTTACTATTATTAATATCTAATACAGTTTCTCGTGTTCTTTGGACTCTTAGTCCAAGATCATAATTAACTCTCATTGCAACTTTGATAAGATGTTGAGGTTCAATAGTTTTATCCATTGATGGACTCTGAAACTCAACATACATCTCGTTTAACAATTCATTGAATGTTCTATACTTAAGAGTATAATTATATAGGCTGCTCATTATCTATTTATATTTTGTTTATCATCGGATGTTTCTGCTGGAACTTGAATTCTCATAATTAAGTCTTTAATCACAAGTTGCTCAATTTCAGGTAATAAATAATCTGGTATAAATAAATCATCATCTTGTCTATAGATACATTTAAGTTCTTTATCACAAACAAATGGATCAATTGAATCTTCAAAGATTCCTTCTATTTTAACATAGTCAAAATCTACATTTGGAAAATATAAGTATCCGTTTATATACCAGAAGTAGAATGTCTTATTATATTTATAAGTTGTAGTTCCAGTAATAGAATTAAATGTATTAGGAGTAGTTAATGTAAAATCATTAGAATTATCCAATGTTGTTACCGATCTGAAGATTGGCCCATATCTACATTCTACTACATGTGGAATTTTATCTTTTGTTCTTTTAATTTTGCATCCACTTCTAATAGTAGCACAACAAGTATCGCTTACTTTATCTACTTCTATTAATTCAACACAAGGAAGAGTTTTAATGATTGTATTAAAGTTAATGATAGTATTTGCTACATTATCTCTTTTGATAAACATATGAGCATACTTTGCTACCTCAGAGTAGATAAATCTATCTGTAACAAAAGCATCTTCTGTATTAGCTTTTATTAGTGTTCTTACTCTTGATACTGTATCTCTTATGATTGCCATTTTATTCTAAATTAAATTCATTATAATCATCTGGTAAAACAAGATATTTCTTAGCATAATCTTTAGCTTTTTCTCTTTTTAGAATTTTAGATATATAAGAATTTTTATCTACCTCAACATATCTTTTCCAATTCTCTGAAAAAGTTTCTGATACTTTTCTAGTAAAACTCCTATAACCTTTAAACTCCCATAGATCCCTATTCTTAAATAAATATTTTTTAGAATAATTACTATAAAAGATTTTGGCTAGTTTCTCATCTGTTTCATAATTTCTATGTCGTATATCTGTTTTATATTCTTCTGAGTTAATATAATTTTTGTTATACTTTGTAGGTCTCTGACATACACCAATAAAAAGATAACCTAGATTGTTTGGTAATTCAACACCATCTCTATTATCAATTACTGTCTGCCATATCTTATCATTAAACTTTCCTATTATATTCTTAAGATCACCCAACTTTAAATGTTTTGTCTTTGGAAACTTTTCATGTATCCTTTTTACAAAGTCCTCATTTAAAATTAGATATCTCTTAGGTCTATGTCTAGGTGCGTTTAAATCAGGTTTACTATAGTATCTCATATATAATCTACTAAAAAAGAAGGATATATTAAAATGTTACGTTATATTCTGCAACTTTTCCTTCAGTTTCAGAATAGATTTCCATAACAGCAGCTCTTTTAGAACCCGTATATTTATTATGATAATGCCAGTAATCTGTATTAGATAATGATGGTAGTATCTTAATTGATATTCCATTCACTTCATTCTCAGTTACAAGTGTAGTTGTTCTCTTAATATGTTTGTGTCCTGTAAAGATTACTCTATTAGAAGTGTTACCCCAATCCTTAGAAAACTCAGTTGCATAAATTAATGGTTCAACTTTAGTATCTCCATGTTCAAATCCAAACATATTTACTCCAAAGGTTATAACCTTTCTTTCAGAGTATTCACAATCCCATATAATTTTCTCATCTCTAATAGCATTTTCTAATGCATGAGCTAGATGAAAAGAACTTAATCTATCATGGTTACCTGGAATATAAACTACTTGTAATTCAGTACAGAATTGCTTTAAGAAATTAATACTCCAGTACATGGTATTAAATGCCTCTGAATAAGACTCTATAGCACCCTTTGAAGAGTCAACTGGTGTTCCACTCGTTGTTGTATCATTAAAGGTATCTACGTTGATTAAATCACCTCCTACAACATATATAATCTTATTTAACTTATGAGCATTATGTGAGTTTGCTAAAAGTCTATATAATGTCTTTTTAAATCTTGATTTAATATCTTCATTTCCTTCTTTACCAAAATGTAAATCCTGAATTGAAAGTATTGCACAACTATCATCTTCATCATTATTAACAAAGATTTCACTTTTCTTAAGTGGAGTATAGTCTGGCTTAAAGTTAGAAAGACACTCAACTAGAAGATTTTCTTGTGTGAGTGTCTTTTGTGATACTAGAGCTGAGACTAGCCAATGATCAGATTGTTGTTTATTCCAGTATGAAGATAACTTCCATATATCAGTATCAATTTTTAGAAGTTCAATTATTTCTTCTGGGCTTTGAGGTTCACTAAAAGCAATTCCTTTTAACTCAGTTGTTTTATTTTCTAGATTAACTTTGGCTTCAGTAATACCTTCATATTTGTTAGTACCTTGAAGTCTAATTTTTTTTATTTCTTCTTTAACTTTTTCTTCCGTTGTGTTAAGTCTACTAGCCATGTAAGCTACTGACTTTTTAAAACCCATTAGTTTTCTTAATTTTTGTTCAAAGTTTTTCATTTTAAAGAATTTGGTTAAACAAATATATAGTTTTTATTTAAAAAAGAAACCCCAGCATAAGCCAGGGTTTCATAGATTACGAAAAACCAATAAAACGTAATCTTATTTTAACAATCTGCTCCAGGAGTTATTAACACATGATTATTAAATAACCATATATTAATTTCTGATTCTGTTTGACATGCTACTTCTGGAGAAGGAGTAAAGGCTTTTATACTACCAATTACAATACAATTACTTGTTGTATATGGTACTCCATGATATAATGTATTTTCTGTTTGTGCTGAACCATTTACAACTGCACCAAGATATGTATAATCAACTGTAGGATATGCTACAGGATCAGGACTAGTAAAAGTCAGTGTATACTTTTTACCATTACCTGTACAACAACCATTTAAACTTTTTTCAAAAACTGAATTATCAGCTGTAGGTGTAAAAGAACTATACTTAAATTCTGGCATACATACTGTTCGTGATTCTCCTAATAATACTTGTCCACTTAATTGAGTACCAGATTTACAATCTTCATATGTAAAATCATTACAAGCCATTGTAACTATCATAGGTATTTCTATACCATCATCTGATGCAGCTATTTTTATTGTAGGAGTTGTAGTATAACTATTACCTTGAGTAATTGTCCAACAATCTTTAATAATTTGGCATGTAAAATCATCATAAGCATCTAAACGTGCAATGGCTGAAAAACCAGTACCCGTACCTTCATCTGATATTTCTATAATAGGAAAACCATCAATAGTATATGTTTGTGCAAACATTAATTCTGGATCTACAGCATGTATGGCATATACACCACAACTTTCACAAGATACTTCAACACCTCTACAAGCTTGTAAGTCTGTTGCATCAATAGTAGCTGTCCAATAAGATCTATTAGTAGTTGGACATGCTGGATTTACTGTAATCCCATCTGCTAAATACGGATCACAATTTGTTGGATCATCTATATAACATTCAGGAATAACATATCCTTCATATTCTAAATCACATGCTGTACTGAGTGTAGATGATGTATTATTTATTGTTGTAATAGTAGTGGTTGTACCATTTGCTACATTTTGTAAAGAATAATTAGTACTACCTTTTAATCTCCAATACACTCTTGTAGGAAAAGGATCTACAGGAGTAGATGCATATGCCCAATTTACTGTTAATTCTACTAACATAGTTTTTATTTTTAGTTTTTATTGTTATGCTGGTGTTGATAATGTATATAGTGTTCCATAAACAATACCAGCTTGATTTACAACAAATGATCTGATATAATATGTAGTATCTGGTGTTAATGGTGTAAGTACTGTATTGCTTATTGATAAGCCAGGACTTGTATTTAAAACATAATAATTATTTACAGTTGGAGGATTTTGTGTTTTTGAATAACAGAATCCTTTATATATTATATCACCATTACCAGCACTAGCTATATTAGCATTCATTGTAATAGATGTAGAAGTTATTGCTCCTGTTGTAAGAGGAGTTATTGTTGCTAATACTACTGGTGGTAGTGTTAAAACTATATCATCTAATTTAAATATAAAACCACCTAAATCAGTATGCCAAGTTGCATCTATAGTAAATGGATATTGTTCACTTGTTGTTTCATTACCACCTATCCAATTACCAGTAGCACCAGTTCCAGAAAATTTATATTCTTGAATGTTTTGACCTGCTGTAATTACACTAGAAAAAGATCTAAATAAAGATGATTTTAAACCATAAGTTGCAACAGGATTATTATTTTCAATATCTCTAACACATTGTAAAGTTAACTTACCTTCAGTACTCATAATTATAGTTACAAAAGCAGTTAAACTTACTGAACCATGATCAGTATCTTCATTTGGAGTTGTATAAATCCTTCTTGCTATAGGTGTCCAATTTGATGACCAAGATTTATCAATTATCATATCTGCAGGTAAAACTGCTAAAGGTATTACTGATTTTTCAGCATTAAATGTAATAGCTCCATCATAATTTAGATAACACATACCTGTTGTATCTGACGCATGAGTTCCTGTGGTTTTATAACCATATGTATGGCAATATGGAGTACTTTCATAATATTTTCCATTTGTACCATTAGCTATGACATTTAGAGGTACTAGTGTTAACTGATCAACACTACCTGCTGATGTACCAGTAGATGAAATAGGAATAACGACATTTCCTCTAAAATATATATTTCTATTAATTCTTCTAGCTTGTGGTATTATAGAAGTAGCTGGACCTTGATAGTAAGCAAATCCTTCTAAGTTATGCCAACCTGTATCATCTTGTGGTAAAAAACCAGATAATCCTGAGAGACCTTGATCACCAGTAAAACCTCTTTCACCTTGACCTCCAGGTTCCCCATCATCTCCTTTATCTCCTTTTAATCCTGCAGTTCCTTGTTGTCCAACTAATGATTCTAACCATTCTTCTTCAGTTCCTACAAATCCATCTGCAACTGCTATATTATAAGCACTTGCACCTGGTATTCCTCCTAATCCTATAAGATCAGTAATAATATCACATAAGGAATCACCTGTTTCAACATTAAACTGAGGAATAGGTGCACCACTATATCTAACACAATTACAATCAATAATCTCATCACATGGTTCCCCATCTATACAAGGTGTGGTATCACATGGATCTGGAAGTGTTGTTAGTTCGTCTTGGTTACAACCGCATGGTTGAGAATGATCACAGGCCATATCTTAATATTATGTTGGGGTTATTTCAATAGTTGCTACTGTAGATAATAAATCAATTTGTGTACAACTAGGAGTTGTAGTTGATGTACTATTAAGTGGACAACGTAAGTATGTCATATTATCAGAACTATATTTAATTCTAACTTGATATGTTGTTGCTAATAGTAAACCTGTAAATGAACCAGTTACTGGACCAATTGTTGGATTAGCTCTTAACTGAGTTTGTATTACACTAGTACCACTTGAATTTAATAACTCAATATTATAATAAATTGGATTTCCTACTATATTTGGAAATGAATATCCGATTGTAGTATCTCCAGGAGTTAATGTTAATACAGGGCAAGCTATTGTTGATTTGTAAACATAAGTTAATGTAGATTCGCATTGTGAACCGCTTACATCTTGTAAACAAAGATTTGCTGATACAGTAAAATCTGCATTAACATTTAATCCTGCAGGAATATTAATTCCAAAAGGATTACCAATAAGATTTGGAACATTAAATCTACCTATACTTCCACTAAAACCTTCTCCAATAATTGTAAAAAGAGTTCCTAAGGGATTACATTCAGTAAAACTTGTTGGAATAATTCCAGTTAAAAGAAGATTTATTTGACTATCAACTGTAACACTAAAATCTACATTAATAGAAGAGCATAATGTACCGCAACAATTTGTTTGTATAGTCATAATAGCTCCTCTCATATCGCAAACAGTTAACCAAAGATTGGTTATTGTTTCAGTTAAACTATTTGCAGAACTTGTCCATCCTGTAAGACTACTCATTACACCAGGTTGTGACAAAGCTGGAGAACTATCAAGTCCTGGACATTGCGTTAATGCAGTGTTTAGAATTTCTGTTATAGTTCCTATTGATGATTCTAAATCACATAACTCATCAGCAATTGCAACTACTGCAGTTGTTAATGGTGTAGATAATAAATTATTAATACATTTAATATCTACATTAGGTAATGTTGGAGTTGCAGAAGAACTTGCTTCTAAATTAGTTACTCTAGTATCTAAATTTGTAATATCAGTACTATTTTGTAGTACTGTTTCTTGAAGTTCTGTAACTTTTGCAATTGTTTCACATAATTCAGTAGCTACTAAAGCAGCATAATCACTTAAATCAAGTTGAGTAACTAAACTTTGTGTTGCTGGATTTTGATATTGTAAACATGGTGGTAAATCTACCGTACAATTCGGACACCCATCAGGTCTTATAGGAGGAAATTCTCCACCTCCACCGCCTCCAGCTTCTGCTTCTAATGCACAAATTCTAGTAATAAGTAATTGTACTAAATCATGAAAATCAAGTGGAATAGGTAAAGCATTTAAACAAGTAATATTAAATCCATCAATAGATGTTTGTTCTATTAAATCACATAACTCTAAAGCTAGTTTAGCTATTACTTCGCTAATACTATCACCATTACATAAATTGATACAATTAAGATCTGGTCCTTGCCATATAACACAATTGGAAGATGTTGTAACACATCCGTCTTTTGTATGATTTGATTTAGTTGGTAACATGCTTTATAGATATATAATAATATACAAAAAATTTAACAAGTAGAGATAACTCCACCACTCATTGTTGAATCTAAATTCAAATCATAATAACTTCCTGGCTCACCTAAATTAATAAGTTGAATACTAAAAACTAAATCATTATAAACATCAGTTTTATCATTTGAAGTTAATACTAAACCATAACCAATTGCTCCTGGAATTGATTCAGCAAACGATAATGTTAATGGAATTGAATTAGCACTATAAATATTATTTACAGTTGTAATAAAAGGTTCTAAAGTAGCTGGATCAGAAAATGCATAAACTACATTTCTATTATCAATATTAAAAGTTAATGCAGTAATATTAAAAATTTGAAAATTAATACTTGATGCAGGAGGATCTACTGTTATTATAGGATATGCTAAACTTAATAAATTGAAATATGCTGTTGCATATGATCCTTCAATACATTCTACTGGACAATCAGGAGCTACTGGTATAACTGGTTCAGGCATACAATATCCATCTAGGATCCTATGCGCTAAATCACAATTTTCTTTTTTAGTATAATATCTATCTAATTCAACACCACAACAAGATCCAATACCATGTTTCCTATTAAGGAAATATTTGTATACCTCATCAGCAAACTTAGCATTAGTCTTTATGGTATTTTTAGATGGAGTCATCATTATCTAATCTTTTAGCTGTTGCATAAACATTTGAAATAACAGTTGATCTAGATTTAGATCTTAAAGCATTATTATAAGATGCAACACAACTATTACATACAATAGCACCATTTTGTGCTGTAGCCTTTTGGCATCCACAGGTTAGTACTCTACCGCAATTAGGACATTTACTCATTGTTATTGGTTTTAACAGGTTTGACAATCTAATTTATTCAAAAGTTTTAAAGCGTAATTGTATAAATCCATACCTTCTGTAATTGAATGACAATATTCTACTTTAGATTTTGCACCATCAATTAGCATTCTGATATATCTTAATTGATTTAATTTTTCTTTGATATCAATATCTGGCTCACAAGTAGTTAACTCAAGAGCACAAAGTACATTATAATAAGAATTCATTATTGAAGCTATTCTTAAATAGTTATATTCAATAAATACTTTATTATTTCCTAATGCATCTTGTGGTGCTACACTATATCTAATCACATAAACTCCATCAGGTAATGGATCACCAGCACTACCTAATCCTAAATCCTCAGCATTATATACTCTTGTAAATAGTTCTGGTAAATCATGAAAGTGTACAGCAAAAGTAAATCCTGGAGGAGTTATTTGTAATAATGGACAAGTCACTTCTAGTAAATTACTATAATCACTTACATCTTCTATCTTAATAACACATGTATTAAGTATATCAGGAATGTTTAAACCCAGTATGTGTCGTTCCATTGAATAAGTATATATAGATAATTTACAAATAAAATTGTATTAAACAAAAAAAAGGGAGGAGAGTTTCCTCTCTCTCCCTCTTCTTTAGTCTAAGGTAGCACTTAGAAAGTTTCTAATGCCACAGGATTGATAGCAGCTGTTAAAGCTTGACCAATTACTGTTTCAAAAGCTGTTGCTGTAGTACCAGTTGGTAAAACAATTTTCAACAAATACTGATCATTATCAAATGTTCCAGATGGATTATTGAAACGAGGAACACTGTGAAGTAAATAGTAAGTAGTATATTTTGCTGCACGTGTTACTGCTGAGTAAATTGAATTACCTTGAGTAATCTCACGAATTCTTGGATCATCATTGAAGTAATTTTGAGCATAAGATTCAGAAAGAATCAAATCACGAATTACTGTTTCACCATATCCTTCACCTTGTTTACCTAAAACAGAACGTGTTACACATACTGTTTGGTATTGACAAGGATCACCAATGTCATCTACAAATGATGCATAAATTTGGATTGGTTCTTTTTCAAAATGATCCATTGGACTGAAAGAACAATCTCCAAATACCGTATCAACATAAGCACCAGTTAATTCTAAACCAACACAAATATCTTCAATTCCAGTTGTAGCAGCTGAATAAGCTTCAAATTCTGCAACTGTATCTAAAGTTACCCAAGTTGGAGAACCTGCAGTAATATCAAGTGTATATCTAACAACTGGAGCAACAAATTGAGAAAGGAAAGGATCATTTGCAATTTGTGTAGCCCATGCTGTAAATACAGTAACTGGATCTACATTAGTAGGAGATGCAGGATTTGCACAGCATCCTGTGTAAGCATCAACAGTTTTATACAATTGGTGATTCAAGAAACGTAAAGCAGGAGAACCTTTAATATCTAAACGTAATCTATAAGTTTGCCCGCAAGCAAATTCTGGACATACACATTCATCAGTTGAAGCATCATCAGTTTTACCAATAATGGTAACAGCTTGAGTAGATACTTTATCAGTTACTTTATAGAATGCATTAATATACTTAGGATTAATTTCCTTAGATTTATTAGATTCTTTGTAACCTCCATGAAAAGGTCCAATTTTATCATTTGCATAGATTGAACCTGATGCAATAATAAATGGTTGTTTCGTACCTGTAGTATAGGTAGCATAAGTTTTTGCATCATAGACACCATATTCTAGTGTAGCTAAGTCTGCAGTTGTTTCTCCACCTGTATTGTGGAATCCAGCAGTACCAATAAATACTTTCTGGAAAGCGTGATTAAAATAAGCCATTTTACAAAAATTTTAAGTTAGACAATAATATATATTAATTCTTTTTTTTCTTATTTCCAAATTATTTTAAAAACAATAATTTATATTTTCCTGAATTCAATGTACTTTTAATTGTATCAAGATCATTTACAATTTCACTATAAGGCATTTTAGCTTGTAATGAATTAACCATCTGATTAATATCTCTAATATATGAGATAGCATCTTGAACAGAATTTAGAACTCTTGGAGCAACATCACTATATTCTAATATCTTTTCAGAAGCACCTTGAAATCCTTCAGCTAAATTATCTGCGTGACCATGCATAGCATCATATAATTCATTTAGAGTTTTATGTCCAGCATAAGAACCCATACCTTGAACTTTGAGATGTAATTTATGAAATGATGTTGCTGCATTCATTAACTCTGTTACACAAGCAGCAGTAGTAGATTCTAATGAACCACTAGTTGGTGCTGAGTAATTAGATGAGTCTGTTCTTTTTAATACTCTATTTGGTTCCATAATTAGTTATTCTTTTCTACTTCTTGTTGTGATCTCTGATATTGTGTAACTGATTCTATATCAGCAGCTAAAATTCCAATTGCTTCATCAATTAATAATTCAACAATATCATCTTTAAACTCAGGATCAACATTAGCTGCAGATACTAAACCTGTATAAGGATTTACACATCCAGCAATTTCAATAAATACTGGTATTCTATAATACATTAATGAAGCACTTGAAATAATAAACTTTTGATCTGTATAGATCCTTACTGTATTACCAACTAAAGTATTAAACGTTTCTCCCCATTCATAACTAGGCATTCTATTTTTGTCAGTTAAATGAAGATCAACATTAGCTTCTTCAGTTAGATAGACCATCAACCTTCTTGGATCAGGACAACAATCATCCATTGCATAAGCACTTACCTTTTTAAATTCTAAATAGTTTGAAGGCCAAATTGTTGATTCAAAAAACAATTGACTGTTACTTAGACTTAAAGGAAAGTCTGTTAATAGTATTTGTAAGTCATCAACTCTACGTTTAGATTGTTCATCACCTTCCTTGAATTGATTAAAACCATGAAGTTGTCTACGCACCCATTGTAGTTGAGCTTTATTAAAAGCTTCTACAATCTGCCAACATTCAATATTGTCATAATCATTAGAAGATAACTTGTTAAGTCTTTCCTTAACTTTAATCTGTATAGTTGCTACGTTCATGTATTAACATTTACCTTTTTTCATTGAACCACCTTTTTTATAAGCTGGCATTGATGCACCACCTTTTTTCATAGGTGTCATCATTGATTCTTTTTCTTTCATTTTCATTGGTCCTTTTGTTGGAGCCATTTTTTTAGTTGTCTTAGTTGCCATTGTATTAATTATTAATTGTTTATAATTACTTTTTCTTTTTAACAGATCCACCTTTTTTCATAGGTGGTGTTACTGGTTTTTTTTCATATGGAGATTTTTTAAATCCAGGTTCATTATTTTTTATGAATCCTTGTTGATTTATCTTAGTCATTTTTGGTTTCATTTCTCTTGACACACTTGGAAAGTTTTGCTCAGTTTCAGAAAAATCATACTTTTTCTTAATAGAAGAATCTCGTTTCACAGGTGCTGATCCTTCTGCAGGAATCTCCATTCCTTTTTGTGCTTTCTTTAAAATTTTCTTAGCCATTTTTTAGTTATTAATTGTTAACACTTCCACTTTTTAAGTGATTTATTTATTCTGCTATTAGGATCTTTAGCTGTTTTCTCTGAAGTTAATTTCTTCTTCATACCTTTCATTCTTGCACAAAAAGAATCTTTTCTAGATCCACCTTCAGGTTGAGGAGCTTTTAAATCTGAACCAGGATTTTCTTTTTCATAAGATTTACGTCCTGCTTCATTTAATCCACCATCAGGATTCTTACCTTTTTTTCTTTGCCAAGCAGCTGTCTTTGCCATAATTATAATGTTGCTAAAAATTCAGTTGTTAAATCTACCCATCCGTCAACACTATTATATTTTTTAAATGCTATTACATCAACATAAGCATTAAAACCATCATCTGTATTTATAAAAATACCACTACAATAAAATACATCTACATTAGCACCAACATTAGTATCAACTATTCCAGTAGCTCCTGTTAAGAATGTATTACCAGATAATCTAATTTTTTCTGTAGCAAATACCATTTTTTCACCATATGTTGCTAAAGCAGCAAGATCACTTTTGAATGGAAATAATATACTACATAAAGTATAGTTCTGATAGTTATTTGGAAAATTACCAACAACAGGAGCACTTCCATTAGCAGCAACCCAAGCAATTGCAGTAGCAACTGCACCACAAGTATTATCTGTTAATGATTCAGTAGAAGTTTTACCTCTTCTATGTATTCTACCTACATTGCCTGCTCTTGATATCCCAATGTGTGGCATATTAATCATAAACAATCCACCATTTGTAGTTGAGGTAATATGAGATCCCCAAGCTTGTATACCTAGTATACCTGTATGTGGATATCCTGCTAAACCACCAGACATAAATGCACCTAAGAATTGATTCTGAGATGCTGGTGTTTGACCAATATTATTAACATCAATATAAACAGGCCCATCAACATCATCTGAACAAATTGAATTAGATAATACTATATTGTCTGGGCTATAACCTTTAGATTGAATAAAATTTTTAGCTTGTGTACCAAATCTTTCTGCTAACACAGCATTAGGATAAGTAATTCTAACAGTAGCATCATAATCAGATGGATTACTAACTACTCCACTTGCTTCAGAAAATACTTCATACCAAGGTCCTGGTGATGGTTTTTTATATGCTTTAATTAAACTACCAGGAACAAGAGAATTTGTTTGTTTATTTTTTAAACCGTAGGATTTTAAAGTTGCCATGATTATTTCTTAGATTTAGATTTTATCTTATCCTCTTCTTTTAACATTTTCTTGGTAGCTTTTTTACCAGAACCCTTGTTATCACGGATGTTATCCCAGAGTCCTCTCTGGGAATAACTTCCATCTTTTCTTTTCAAAAGTTCCTTAGCCATTATCCTTTTACTTTTTTAAGTTTAGGATTTTTAGCTTTAGCTTTAGGAGAAGCATTTCTACTTGAACTTGCAAGGATTGCTCCAGCAGATTTCATTGAAACTCCTTGTTCTTTAGCAATTTTTTTCTGTACTGCTTTAAATCCTGGATGTTTCTTAGTAGCCATTATTTCTTCTTTTTACGCATTAAAGTTTTCTCTTTCTTTTCCATACTCTTACCTTCAGTCTTTTCATGTTTCATCATTGCAGACTTACTAGAATATGTTTCTTCAGCTTTAGTACCCTTGTACTCTACTACTTTTTTCTTTGCCATGATATCTATATATAATATATTAAGAATTCCAATACTTTTCAACTTTTTTAGTAATATCTAAAAGAATTTGATCATTTAATGGATTTTTTAAGAACTCTACCATATCTGCTGTATTTCTACCCATCATAGTTGAACTTTCAATATGATAAATAAAACCATCAGATTTATGTAAAACAATCTTATAATATCCAGCATCTTTAATAAGAGCTTTCAATTTTAAAGTTTCCATATCAGCTGCACAAGTTTCAATGAACTTTTCTGCTGCTTTTTTCTTATTATCTTCAGAACCATTTCCATTGATATGTCTATCCATATTTTCAAATAGGATATCATTAGGTGTTGATTTTTTATATTGAATAGAATCAATATCAACAACTTTAGCAACTAAGAATAACTTATTAGTATTCTTATCAAATAATTTCTGAAGTTCTGCAAGTGCTTTATTACGAATCTTTTTGTATTCCGTTTTAGTACTTACTGTATCTTCATGTTTATCTAAATAAAATTTAGGAGGAGTTGGTAGATGTCTAGCAGCATCATAACTTTTTGCTACAAGAGAAAAACCACCTGCATTAATTGCAATTAGTTTAATTAAATCATAAGGATCTGTCTTAGGTTCTAAGAAAGTAGGTTCATTTCCTACACGTAGTACAATTTTTTCCCAAAACTCATGATTATCTGGTCTTAGCAATTTTACTTTATTCCAGAATTCTTTATCTGTTGGATCAATATAATTAGCTGCAAGATCTTTTTCAAGTTCAGATACAGTAGTTCTAATTTCTTTTATTTTAGCTTCCTTTTCATCTTCTGGAAGCATTTTAACTTCAGCGGCAAATTCATTTAATCCAGTAAGGTATCTTTTGATACCATTAATTTCAATACAAGTTAATTGTTCTTCATGGAATACTCCATCAAAAACATTCATTCCATAATTCTCTAAACCCATATTAGAAATAGAAGACTCAAAATATGGTTTGATTGAGATAGCTCCAGATTTATTACTAGGATATCTTTCTACAATTGTTACACTCATTTTATTTGGTTTTAGTTTTTAATTTATTCAAATGTAATATAATTTTTAATTAAAAGTATAAAGGGGAGGAATTACTCCCTCCCCTATTAAATACTTCATTATTTAGAATGAACCACCAGTGATTGGGTTCTTCATAACAATCTTCAACACTTTAGTTGGATCTTTAACCCAGATAGCTGGCATGGTTTGAGTCATCATAACACGATAACCATTGAATTGTCCAGAAGACTGGAAACCTTGGTTACGTCCCATATAATCCATTGTACCATTCTGATACCACCATTTTAATTGATTATCCCAGTTAAGTTTCAACAAGAACAAGTTATCATTTGTATTATCAGTAATATCAAATACGATGAAGTTGTAAGAAGAAAGTGGGTAACCATCAATGATTGGGTTCTCAATGTCATTAGTATGAACATTATCAAATGCTGGATTCAATACAAACTTAACGTTAGCCAAGAATGGAATAACATAAGAAGTGTAAGCAAAACCAAAATTTAAATCCATACCTTGACCAGTGATAGCTCCAATGTCAGCAGCTTGAATCAAGAGACCAGAATTAACTGTTTCTTTCTTAATAGCTTCATTAACCATTTTCATACCACCCATTCCAGTTTGTACAATGATTTGACGCTTTGGATCTGGACCTTTGAACTCAACCTTACCATTGAAGAAATTATAAATTTCATTACGGAAAAGATCAAGGTTAAATGATGCTTTATTGTAGATACGCTTGAATGAATTATCAAGTTGTTTCCAAAGACCTACAGAAAGACGCATATCATCTGGACCATCTTGCTTAATTCTACCACCATGACCCCACATTAAGTAAGATTCAATGTCATTAGAAATTTTGCTAAGGTGAGCAGACTCAAGACGTGTTAAGAAAGTACGGCTCAATGAACCATTTTCAATTGCACGTTTTGCATAGTCTTTACCCATTTTAGATACTAAAGACTCAAGGTTAGTAATTGATGGATCAGCATTGTTATCAAAGTTTCTCCAGATTTCAGTTACAGGTACAGTACCATCAGCATTCATTCCACCTTTAATCATCAAATCTGCACGTGAAGAAATAGAATAATGCACGTGTGCTTCTGCACCACCTACATAGTTATAAAATTCACGGAAACCTGATTGTAAAGTAAGATCAGAAAATCTTTCACCATACTCACCTCTTGCAGAACCTTTACGGAATAGTTTAGTTCCAGAAGCCAAATACTTGTTATCCAAATATTTAGTGTTGTCATTGTTTACAAGTTGTACTGTATAGATGAAACCATCTCCTGTAGGAATGATATCTTCTGTAGGTACAATGTACATCTCAGCACCATTGTATTTATCATAAGTGATGATATCACCATGACCAAAGATGCGCTTGTTTGTTTTAATCTTGAAAGTTTGACCATCAATACCTTTGGTCGTGTTTCCAGATTCAATGTCTTCCATTACATATGGTAAGTCTTGGGCAATTGGAACTTGCCACTTGTACTCTCCACGTGCATTGTCAACCATAATTACATTCTTACCACCAAAGCTAGACATTTGATAAAGTGGCATCTCAACTTTTTGTGACATAGCCCAGATATCTACAGGGCCCATGTCCATTGGTTCAGATGACTTCAACATGTTAACTAAGTGGTATGAATCAACGTGAGAACTAGCCTGGTAGCTAGTGTCACGTAAAAAAATACCATTGTTTAATACTGGTGTTGCCATTTTGAATTGTGTTTAATTGTTTATAATTGTTTGTTTGTTTATCTTTTGAAAAAATTATTATTATTTCTTGCAATCTTAGGAGTTCTCTTAGGTTCTTCTTCCGCTACAGAAGAAAATGTTTGCTTTCTTTGCTCTTCTGTCTTAAGACTTCTAACAGTTTCTTTAACAGATTCATTTTTGGCATTCTTCCTAATTTCATTTCTATAAGAGTCTGGGTCAGCCAATAACCAAAGTGCTTCAGCAATTAGATCATGTCTGGGTTCAACAAATTGATATTTCTCTAATAAATGTCCTAATAGATTAGTTGGTCTTCCACTAATAGAAGGATAAGCAGGTTGTACTAAACCTGTATATAATAAAGATTGAGTCTTTTTATCAATCTTAAGTCCATTAAGTTCAGATGGTTTAAGTGTTTCATAAACACTTTCCATATAACTTTCTGCAGCTTCTTGCTGTTGGATCTTTCTATTTTCTTGTTCAGCTAATTGTTGTACAACAATCTGCTCTTGCATTCTATCCAATTTTGGTTTAAACTTTGAAGCTTTTTCTTCAAGTTTATTCATATCTCTCCAACTATCAATTTCTTCACTGATTTCATCATCATTTCCAAAACGTGTAGCTCTTAGATAGTTTCTTACAATAACTTCTTGATCATGTTCATTATCAATATCAAGATCTCTTACTTCTTCTACTTGAGCAAGTGCTCTAAATAATCCTTTTAAATCTTGACCACCATCAGATACATATTTTGCTGCAAACTGAAGTTCATGTGGTAAAGCTTGAAAAAATTCTCTAGGAGTATCTTGTTTGATTTTAGATTCTCTCTCTTCAAAATTTGCTTGGATTAATTCTTTCCAGTCTTTAATAGAATACTCATCTAATGATTTATCATCATCAAATGGCATAATTAATCCTTCTTCAATTAGTTTAGAGAATGTATCTACTAATCCACTTTTATCAACTTTAGATCTTCCTTTTGTAGGTTCAGCTTCAAGTTGACTCATTGTTTCTTCAAGAATCTGTGATACTTCATCTTGAGATGTTGCTTCTGAAGAACTTGGTTCTTCATCTAGGAATTTTAAATCAGTTTTTTTATTGGAAAAGATATTTGGTTTTTCTTCTACTCCTGGTAATAAGATGCTTTCAGCACCTGGAGTAGCTCCAAATAACTCATCAATATTTACATCAACTTCTTTAACTTCCGTTTGCATAGTTGTTTCTTGACTCATTTATGTTGGTTTTATTGGTTTTGTTATAGAATAATATAAGAAAAGTAATTTGAGTAAACTTATAATATTTGATTTTCAAATTTCAAAAATCTCATTATAACGCTATTTATTCTTTTTCTTTTCTTTAGCTTTTAAAGTTTGTTTCATGTCATATTTATTTTTATTAATCCTTGCTATCTCAAGTTGCTTGTTTGCTATTTCTCTTTTAATAGCATTGTCTTCTCTCTTAAGATCATCTTTAGATTTTATTGCAGACATTTTATTATTCTCTTTCTGATTATTAAAAGACATTGTTTGTTGATATTCATCAGATGCTCTTATCTCCCTCATAACATCTAGATAATCACTTTGTTTATTCTCATTAACATCTTGCATAGCTCCATAACCAGCAGCTTTAATTTGAGCTTCCATGATATCTGTTTGTCTATCCTTATCTTTTTCCTGCATTTGAAAATCTCTTTCAGCTTGTTTTTCAGCAGCCATTGCTTGTAATTGTTGTTCTTGCAATTTCTGTTGTTCCTGACTTTGTTCTTGTCTAATTCTATCTTGTTTTTCTTCAGCAGATTTTAGAGCAACGTCTACTTCTGGTATTGATTGAGACTTTATAATATTAGATAAGTCATAAATAGATGCTCCAGATGTATTATTATTTAAAGCTAATTGCTTTAATTGTTCTAGAATATTTCTATGATTAGCTTTAGTAGTACAGAATATATTAAGATCTCTCATTAATAAATCTGTTCCATCTACAGTAAATGTAACTTTCTCATCATGAGACGTTAGATATTGTAATCTTGAAGATGGTTTATTTGAATGATAATATTGTGCTAGGTCTGTACGCATATTGTGTACTCTAGGCATTAGATTATCACAGTGTTGAGTAAAGTAAGTTTCTGTTTGAGCATATGAATTACTTACAGCTACTCTAACTCCTTCAGCAGTTGGTTGTTCCACTGCACTACCCATTCTTTGTGGAGTAATACCAATAGATTCAAATGCTTGTGTTTTAAAATACTGAGCTAGTTGAATTCTAGATAATAAACGTTGTGTCTGTTCTAGATTTAAAACTTGATAATGTTGGAAATTTACAGCATTTTCTGTGTTTGTGATGGAAGTATCCAACGGAAGCATTTGAAATGTCTTCATTGCAACATAAGCTTTAGCAAGATTATGCTTACCCCAATCCTCACCTAATGAATGTCTAGGAATAGAATTTTGATCCAACATAATTACTGTACCTAATTCATCTACTAGAATATCAGCAATTTGATTATTTACAATGTTATATGCTATTTGATATGGCTTCATTAAATCTACAAGAGATACAGACTTAGTATTTCTATCTGAGAATACAGCACCTTCTACTGGTAGTTTACAACCATATAAAGAAAGATCACCTTTGAATTGAAATGGTAGTTTAGATATTTGATTCTTTGTTATACCTAGATAAATAGGAGATAATCCATCAGGATTATCCATACCCCAATAAGAAGGTCTATTAGGACCAATCTTAATACCACCCCAAGTTTCATTAATCCAAATCCAATCTATATGTTCACCAAAAATTAGATTCTCTTTTGTTTTATTTTTGAATAATAGAGTATCATACTCTGGTTTTAATGTAACTTTATATGATTCATCAATTATATCTTCTACAATTGATCCATCAATATCAACCTTTGTTAAATGTCCAATCTTACGTTGGCTTTTCCAGTAACATGTTGTAACTCTTAAATAGTGTGCAGAACCCATATCATATAGGTCTTCACTATCTGAAAGAATCATATTTACAATATCATTACCATCTGATATATAATTATCATGCATTGATACAAATTGTCTATATGCAAGAGATGGTTGATTTGTATTCCAATCATGTGATCTTGTATTATCATAATAAGATCCATCATTTTGCATACCTGTAATAGGATAAGCAGATGATCTTACAGGATATAATACTTCAATTGATTCTATTTGTTCTTGAGACATTAGGAAACCATACTTATCAACCACATCAGCAATAGTCATCATATCACATTTACCAACCCAATTTGATTGTGAGATATAACGTGTATCTGGTGATTTATGATAGAATGTTAATAATGGATTCCATAATTCAACATCATAGTCATCTTCCATCATTTTAAAATGCCAGAATTCTCTATCAGCAATTAGTAGATCTCTAAATCCTAATTCTTCTAGTTCTTGTATTTTAAATCTTTCTTCATCTACCTGATGTTGGTGCCATGCCCACTGTTCAATAACTGATCTATAATCTTTTTTAAAGAACTGTTCAATTTCTGGTAGAGTCTTTAAACTCTCTGGGGACAACTGCTGTTTAACCTCTTCAGATTCAATATCCATTCCAGCTTCAATTAAACTGGCCATTACTTTATCTTGAGCTTCTTGTAATAGAACTTCTTCTACATTAGCTCTCTTTTGTTCTAGCATGTCGTTATAAGACATTTCATCAACAGCTCTATAAGCAACTTTACTTGCTCTTTTAGAAAACTCAGAAACTAGTACATTAATAACATTTGGAATAATAGGATAGAACTTTAATTCTAATGCAGATTCATCTTGTTTTGTTAATGTCTCTACAAGATCTGCATAATCATTATCTTCTTCTACAATATAATCTGTCTTATCAATTAGACCTTTAGCTAGTTTATAATTTTTCATCAGTCTTCTAGCATTTCTGCGTAGTTGCTTCTGACCTTGTAATTCTAACCAATCTAAATTCCAAGCAGCCCACTCTTGATCTTTCTTATCTTTTGGTAGAAATTGAATGGGTTGCGTGAGCGTACCCATCTTATTATATTCAGATTTTTTACCTGACTTAATATCTAGAGCGTTATATATTTGCATAATTATTTTTTATTTGATGGTAGAATCATCTGTACTATTAGATGTATACCCATTATAGGTATTACTATAAATATTACTAGAAGAATTGTAAGGATTATTGCTAGGCAATCTATTTTCTGTTTTAGATACTTTTTCATTTGGTTCTTCTAACAAGATTAAACATTGTTCAAATGTTATTTGCTTTTTATCAAGTAACTCTTTTACAATTTGGATTTTAGTTTGGTTTTTAGTTATCATTATCTAAAATTTTTAAATGGATTTCTTTTCATTTTTTGTCCACCAAATGGTTGTTTAGAATTTCCAATAAACTTAAAAGGGTTACTATTTAATTTATACAAATTATTTGAATTCTGCAACTTAACAGATTCATCTGTTTCATACTTTCTAGTAAATCCTCTATTAGAAATTTGTATTCTAGCAAATGATATTAATGCTGCTAAAGATACTAAACGGTCAACGTTTAATCCATCTCTATAAGCAAGCATTTCTACCATAGCCATTTTATCAGGAATTCTTTCAATTCCATAGGTTGTTTTAACTATAGTTCCATCTGGTTTAGTCTCATGATCAATCTCTTCCGTTAAGAATTGGATTAGATATGATAACAAATGGGTTTTAAATAATATACCAGTATTCTTCCAACCATACTCCTGGAAAACATTAGCATTGGCACCAAGATCTTTAAGAAACAATATCTGGCTTTTTGGTACAAGATATTTTTGTTTTCTTTTTTCAATCATGTATTGTATAAACAATGAAATATTATTCTCTACAATAGTCCAGGCATTATACCATTCAATTATTAATTCTAATTTTTCATGTGTCTTTACAAGATCATCAAATCTTCCACACCACGATGCTACAATTTTATCTTTTTCAAAATATGTTTCTTTACCATTAGAGGTTTCTCTAACTACCTCAACTGGTGCCTTATAGACATATATGGAACATAATGATTCTGATGTTGTAGTTTTACCTTCTGATACAGGGTCAATAGAAGCATAATACATTCCAAAAGTTGGATCCTTTTTAGGTCTTTCCCAAACTTGAAATGCACCTTCCTTATCATCTTCTGTTTTCTTTATAGGAAAATGTTTAATAGGAACTTTTCTAGATACTTCAGCAATAATTTTACCTTCTGCATCTCTATCTAATTCTAATAGCTCATATGGATATTCTTTATCTTCTATCCTTCTTGTTTGTGCAGTAACTAAATGCACAGGAAATTTAGATTCTTTTCTTGCAGCAAATGCTTCTGCAATATTCCTTGGTCTCTGAGATATCCTTAGTTGATACTGTTCAGGTTCAAGTTCTTTTTTCCATTTCTCAAATTGTTCATCTAATGCAATTAATGCTTCTTCTACTAACGAGTTGCCAAATTCATCAATATAAGGAGGCATTGACCATTGTTCAGGAATAAACAAACCAGATCTACCAATTGTACCTTTGTCATCAAGTAGATCTGTTTCAACGCTATATATATCATTTACATCAGGATTATAAATTAATTCTTTTAATGGTTCACATTGATCTAAATCTCCAACAGATCCTGCTGCAATAAATGTCCCAGTTGTTATAAATCCAGAGCCCATTGCTGGTCTAATGAACTCATATG